GCCTGCGCGGCCCGCGCTCCGACTTCCGCGGCGAAATCTTCGATCCGAACGACGAGCGGCATCAGGCCGAGCTCGCGTCCGGCCGTGCTGTGCTCGCCGTGTCGCCGATGATGCGCATGCACTGCGCGATCATGACCACTCGTGACCTGATCTGGGCGGGCCCGAGCCCCTACCGGCACAACCGCTACCCGTTCACCCCGATCTGGGGCTTCCGCCGCGCGCGCGACGGCATGCCCTACGGCGTGATCCGCTTCATGCGCGGCATGCAGGACGACGTGAACAAGCGCCTGTCGAAGGCGCTCTACATCCTGTCGACCAACAAGGTCATCATGGACGAGGGCGCGGTCGACGACATCGAGGTGTTCCGCCGCGAGGCCGCCCGCCCCGATGCCGTGATCGAGAAGAAGCCGGGCAAGGAGCTGATCCTGAACGTCGACCGCGACCTCGCGCCGGCGCATCTGGAGCTGGCGTCGCGCTCGATGCAGATGATTCAGCAGGTCGGCGGTGTGACGGACGAGCTGCTCGGCCGCTCGACGAACGCGGTGTCGGGCGTCGCCATCCAGGCGCGGCAGGAACAGGGCAGCGTCGCGACGAACAAGCTGTTCGACAACCTGCGCCTCGCGTTCCAGCAGCACGGCGAGAAGGAACTGAGCCTCATCGAGCAGTACATGACCGAGGAGAAGCAGTTCCGCATCACGAACAGCCGCGGCAACCCGGAGTACGTGACGATCAACAGCGGCCTGCCCGAGGACGACATCACGCGCACGAAGGCCGACTTCATCATCGACGAGGCCGAGTGGCGCGCGACCATGCGTCAGGCGGCCGTCGCCGAGCTGATGGAGCTGATCGGCAAGATGCCGCCGCAGATCGCCCTCACCATGCTCGACCTGCTCGTCGAGAACATGGACATCCCGAACCGCGACGAGCTCGTGAAGCGCATCCGCGCCGTGAACGGCCAGAAAGACCCGGATCAGGACGAACCGACGCCGGAGGAGATCGCGCGCGAGCAGGCGCAGCAGCAGGAACAGGAGTATCAGGATCAGCTCGCGCTCGCGACGCTCGCCGAGCAGCAGGCAAAGGCGCGCAAGGCCGAGGCCGAGGCGCTCGTTGCCGAAGCGAAGGCGAAGCACATCGGCCGCATGGCGATCCGCGAGGGCGTCGGCGCCGTCAAGGATGCAACCGACGCTGCTACTGCGATCGCGTTTATGCCACAATTGGCAACGTTGTCGGACGGCATTCTGAAGGAATCGGGCTGGGATGACCCGAACACGCCGCAACCGGCAGCAGCAGCGAGCGGCACGCCGCCCGCGCCGGCGCAGCCCGCCCAGCCCGCGACTCCCGCGCAGCCGGCAGCACCCGGCCAAGCAGCATCCGTAGCGCAGCCGGCGCTTCCGGCTAACCCGCCTCAACCGCCCGGCCCTGCAATGCCGGACGGCGCGGCACCCCAGCAACCCACGCAACAGTGAGGATCGAATGAGCGGCGAATACAGCGAAGAATTCTTGGCCGGCCTGACCGACGAGGAGCGCGAGGCGCTTCAGGAGGATGACGGTTCGGGCGATACGACCACGCTCGGCGAGAGCCTGCGCGCGCACGAAAGTGCCAATTCTGGCACCACGGACGAGAACGACGACGACGACGACGACGCGAACAAGGGCGGCGGCGACGGCAAGGGCGGTGCGAACGACGACGCGGCGGCCAAGGGCGGCAAGGACGACGACGCTGCCGCGGCCGCTGCCGCCGCCGGCGGCGACGACGGCAAGAAGGACGACGGCAAGGGCGATGACGCCGCCGCCGACGCGCCGATCGTGCCGCTGCTGGTCGCCGAAGCGCCGGCAGACGCCGACGCGAAGCTGAAGGAGATCGGCGACAAGAAGGCCGAGCTCGTCGAGCAATTCGACAACGGCGACATCACGGCCAAGGAGTACCAGACCCAGCTCGACGCACTGAACAGGGACGAGCGTGCACTGGAGCGCGCGATCGACAAGGCGAAGATCGCGGCCGACATCAAGCAGCAGCAGGAGATGACGGCGTGGATGGGCGAGGTCAAAGACTTCACGAGCAAGGCTCACCCCGAGTACAGCACGAGCCGCGTGCGCTGGACGGCGCTCGACACGTTCGTGAAGGAGATCGCCTCGAACCCGGAGAATGCTGGCCTGTCGGGCAAGCAGATTCTCGCGAAGGCGCACGATATGGTCGTCGCGGACCTCGGCGAAGCACCGGAGCCGAGCGCTGACGCGGGCGGTAAGAAGGACGGCGGCAAGAAGGGCGAGAAGGACGGCAAGCCGCTGAAGGGCTCGAAGATCGATCCGCCGCCCACCCTCGCCAAGGTGCCGGCGGCCGACAATCAGGACGTCGAGGGCGGACGTTGGGCTGCGCTCGACAGACTCGCCCAAACCGACCCGATCGAGCTCGAGGAAAAGCTGATGAAGCTGTCCCCCGCCGATCGCGACGCCTACCTCGCCTACTCGGGCGCGGCATAAGGAGCCAACATGGGGAACTACACCTTCAGCGTCACGGCCGCATCGAAAGCGGCCGCAAAGACCGCGATCGCGGCCGAGTTCGACCGGAAGGCCGGCGCCGATCCGGTCGTATCGCGGGCCCGCGCGGCCGTGGTCGCGAATGCGAGCGCGGTCATCGACATGCTCGGCGACGACGACAAGGCCGACGTCACCGTGCAGTGCTCGGTGTTCTGCTACACGGCAGACGACCTCAAGGGCGGCCAGATCGCACGCTCGGGCGGCGTGAGCGCGTTCGCGAACCACGTCGCGCGACCGGTCGTGCACAACGACGACGCGCCGCCGGCCGTCTAAAACCATCAGGGGACCACATGCTGAAACTGGACATCAAGCCGGGCGAGAGCGTGAAGATCGGCGACTACGCCGTGATTACGCTCGAGGACAAGTCAGGCAAGGTCGCCCGGCTGTCCATCCAGGCGGACAAGTCGGTCCCCATCACGCGTACCGCCCCCTCGACGGCGGCGCAGATCGCGGCGAAGGTCGGCCTGTCGGCCGACGCCGCGTAATCACACCAGTCCGAGGCCGCGCAACGCGGCGAAGATCAGGATCGCAACCATCCCCAGCAGGGCCAGTCGCACGTGAAACGTCGGCATCATGGGCTGGTTGCCTTTTCTAACCACCTGTTCGATAATCGGGCCAACTGCGGCGCAGGAGGTGCCAAGGTGATCGTTCAACAACTTTCATCGAGGCCCTACTATGCCGCAAACTGTCATCCCCTTCGGCGATCCGAAAGCCGTCAAGCGTTGGTCTGCCGACCTCGCGGTCGACGTCCGCAAGAAGTCGTACTTCGAGCAGCGTTTCATCGGCACGTCCGAAAACTCCATCATCCAGCGCAAGACCGAGCTGGAATCCGATAGCGGCGACACGATCAAGTTCGACCTGTCCGTGCACCTGCGCGGCAAGCCGACCTACGGCGATGCGCGCGTGGAAGGCAAGGAAGAAAACCTTCGCTTCTATCAGGACGAAGTGAAGATCGATCAGGTGCGCCACTCGGTTTCGGCCGGCGGCCGCATGTCGCGCAAGCGCACGATCCACAACATCCGTCGCATCGCCCGCGACCGTCTCGGCGACTACTTCTACAAGTTCACCGACGAGCTGCTGTTCATCTACCTGTCGGGCGCGCGCGGCATCAACAAGGACTTCATCGAAACGCCCGAATTCCAGGGCTACGCGGGCAACCCGCTCGAGGCCCCGGACGCGGACCACCTGCTCTACGGGGGCGCCGCGGTTTCGAAGGCGTCGATGACGGCCAACGACATCATGGACCCGCTCGTGATCGAGAAGGCCGTGGAAAAGGCCGCGATGATGCAGGCCGAGAACCCGGAAACGGCGAACATGGTCCCGGTCAGCATCGACGGCGACGACCACTACGTCTGCGTCATGTCAGAGTATCAGGCGACCGACATGCGCACGGCGGCGGGCGGACGCTGGATCGACTTCCAGAAGGCGGCCGCGGCTGCTGAAGGCGCCAAGAACCCGATCTTCAAGGGCGGCCTCGGCATGATCAACAACGTCGTGCTGCACAAGCACCGCAACGTGATCCGCTTCAACGACTACGGCGCTGGCGCCAACGTCGAGGCGGCGCGCGCGCTGTTCATGGGTCGTCAGGCTGGCGTCATCGCCTACGGCACGGCGAACGGCCTGCGCTTCGATTGGGAAGAAACGGTGAAGGACTACGGGAACGAGCCCGCGATCGCTGCCGGCTTCATCGCCGGCATGAAGAAGGCCCGGTTCAACAACAAGGACTTCGGCGTTCTCTCGATCGACACCGCGGCGAAGAAGCACAGCTAATCGCTGGCCGGACGGGCCGCCTTCGGGCGGCTCACCCTTACCACCCTGACTGAACGAGGTATCCATCATGTCTCTGCTGCAAAGCCTTTGGGCGACCGGCCAGCGTAACACGCCGTATGGCGACTGCGCGGGCGATGAAGTCGTACAGGTGTTCGAGTTCACGATGCCGGCCACTGCGCCGGCCGCGAACGACATCATCGAGCTCGCCGTGCTGCCGGCAACCCACACCGTCACCGACGCGATTCTCGTGTCGGAAGCGCTCGACACGCTCGCCGTCGACATCGGCATCATGTCCGGCGAAGTCGGCGACAAGGACAGCCCGCGGACGTGCGGCGCCGAGCTGTTCGCGGCGCAGGCGGTCGACGGCACCGTCGTGCGCACGGAGCTCGTGTCCGCCTTCACGATCCCGCCGACCGACAATCACCGCTCGATCGGCGCGAAGGTGACGACCGCGCCGGGTGCGGCGGTTGCGGGCAAGAAGCTGCGCCTGCTGCTGAAGTACGCGCCGGCATAAGTCGGCGTTCAACCGCCGGGGGCTTCGGCCCCCGGAATGCCTTTGAGGAGAGGAGTCTATGAAGATCGAATGCACGCTGCGTCGCAAGGGCGGCACGTTCGTCGAGATGCCGGGCAAGACCTACCATTTCGCGCCGACGCCGGAAGATGAACGCCATATCGCGGACGTCGCGAACGACGCGCATATCGAACGCTTTCTCGCGATCCCGGAGTCGTTCCGCATCGCGCGCTCGCCGGGCGCTGAAGCCGTCGAGACGGACGCGACCGCCCTGCTGCGCGGCACCGTGCCGCCGATCGACACGGCACCGACCGAAACGCAGCCCGATCCGAGCCTGCTCAAGGTCGCGGGCTCCATGTTCCCGCCGTCGTTCGAGATCAACGGCAAGACGTACTCCCTGATGGACGTCACGATGCGCGCGTTCATGGACTCCGGCCTGACGGTCGAGGACTGGAACGGCCTCGACGACGAGCACCGCGCGACCAAGACGGAAATCGTGCTCGAGGCGCTGGAGGACGGCGAGATCACGCTGGAGCCGAGCGCGCCGGCCGCGGGCCCGGTCGACGAGCGCGCCGCGCTGGTTGCCGCGTACACCGCGAAGTTCGGCAAGGCGCCGGCCGCCAACATCAAGACCGAGACGCTGAAGGCGAAGCTCGCCGAGGCTGCCGAGTAACGCCATGCCGATCGCCGCCGCCTCCCTCATCAGCCGCGCCGGGGAAATCCTCCAGGACGAGGATCATATCCGCTGGACGGTTCCTGAGCTGCTGGAGTGGATCAACGACGCCGCGCGCGAGACGATCGTGCGTCGGCCGGCGGCGCGTTCGGTTGCGACGGTGCTGCCGCTCGCGGCGGGCACGCGGCAGGAGATTCCGGAGCGCGGCGTCGAGCTGCTCGACGTGGTGCGCAACATCGCCGCGGACGGCGTGACGCCCGGCCGGGTCGTGCGACGCGTCGATCGGCACCTGCTCGACGACCAGAACCCGGACTGGCACGCGGCGCGGCCCAAGAGCGTGGTGAAGCACTTCACGTTCGACGAGCGCTCGCCGCGCATCTTCTACGTCTACCCGCCGGCGGTTGCTTGCACGAAGGTCGAAACGCTCCATTCGGAGCTGCCGCCCGACGTCAAGGAGGACACCGACTCGCTCGATATGGGCGCCGAGTACATCAACGTGCTCCTCTCGTACATCTGCTTCCGTGCGCTGTCGAAGGACAGCGAGTTCGCGAACGGCACCGTAGCCGCCCTGCACTATCAGGCGTTCGTCGATGCCGTGACGGACAACAACCAGCAGACCACCGCTAACTCGCCGAACGCGAACCACGTATGACCGACCTCGACGCTTTCCTCACGAAGGTTCTGCCGTATGCTCCGGGCTGCCCGGAGCCGACCGCGTTCGAGCACATCCGCGCGGCCGCGCGCGACTTCTGCGAGACGACGCGGCTCTGGCGCTTCGACGACACGTTCGACCTCGGCGACGATCCGAACGTCATGTGCACGCCGCAGGACGCCGTGATCCACGAGATCGAGCGCTGCGACTTCAACGGCGAAAAGCTGGACCCGGCATCGCTCGACTGGCTCGACGACCGTTACCCTGACTGGCGTTCGGATACCCGGCTTTGGACCGGGCAGCCGCAGTGGTTCACGCAGGTATGCCCCGACACCGTGCGCGTGGTGCCGACGCCGCTCGAGCAAGGATCTGTGAAGGTGTGGCTGCGCCTGAAGCCGTCCGAGGACTGCGAGCAGCTTCCCGACTTCCTGTTCCGCGAATACGCCACGACCATCTCGTGGGGCGCGCTCGCCAGCATCCTGATGCTGCCGAACCAGACGTTCTCCAACCCGAACATGGCCGTGTTCTTTCAGGGAAAATTCGACAACGCCCTCGGGCGGAAATCGAAGCTCCAGGCAACCGGGCAGCAGCGCGCGCCCGTTCGTACCAAGGCGACTTTCTTCTAAGGAGGCATCATGTCCGCCGCATCGAACTACACCGAAGGTAACGTCATCAACGCGCTGCTGCGTGGTATTGCGTTTCCGCTGCCGAACAAGACGTACATCTCGCTGCATACCGCGGACCCCGGCGACACCGGCGCGGGCGAGGTCAATCTGACGGACTGGCCGGGCTACGTGCGTCGCGCTGCCGAAGGCGATGCCGGCGTGATCGGTGACGGCTGGGCGCCCCCGAATGACGGCGTGAGCACGAACCTGAAGCAGGTGCTCTACCCGATGATGAACGGTTCGTCGGCCGTCACGATCACGCACTTCGGCATCTGGGACGCGGCGAACGGCGGCAACTACCTGTGCGGTGCCGCGCTCTACGCCTCGCGCACCCTGAACCCCGGCGACGTGTTCGTGTTCGACGTCGGCTCGCTGACCGTGCGCATGCTGTAAGCCGATGAACTTCTACGCGCTCAACGAGACGCCGATCAACGGCTGGGCGACCCGCCAAGGCTTTGCCGAGGCGGATTTGTCGCTCGTCGTGACCGGCAAGAGCGCGACGGTTCGGCTCGGCTCGGGCCGGGCCGACATGGTGCTGAACGCGACCGGCAACGGCACGCGGCGCACCTTCGGCACGGGCGCGGCAGACCTGGTGCTCAATGCCTCTGGCAACGGCACGCGCCGCACGTTCGGCGAGGCCGAAGCGCTGATGGAGCTCGCGGCCGGCGGCGACGGCAAGGTGACGCAGGTTGTCGGCGGCACCGCGACGCTGATGCTGACGTGGAACAAGGGGATGGGCGGCAAGCTCATCTACGGCAAAGGCGACGCGAAGCTGGAGCTCGACCTGCTCGGCGACGGCCGTGCGGCAACGGGCCGGGCCGGCGAAGGCGCGGCGTTCATGTTCCTGCTCGCCGAGGGCTCGGGCATCGTGCGCACGCCGCTCAAGGGAGCCGGCCTCGTCGATATGTGGCTCTACCCGACCGGCGTGCCGCGGCTCATCACGCAGAACGGCGGCGCTGTCGAGATGATGCTGCGCGCCGCGGCGCACGAGCGTGTCGGCGCGCACGTGCACGGCAGTGGCGACGTGCGCATGCTGCTCGAGTTCCTGCGCACGGACGCTGGTTCGTATCATCGCGTCGACGGCGGCGGCGGGGCCCTGATGGAACTGGAATTCGACGTGCGCGATCAGCGCGTCGTCGTGCTGCCGGGCAGCTTCTACCCGGCGCCGCGCGCGCGCGGCCTGCGCGTCGATCACGAAAACCGTGCGCTGCGCGTGCCTCGCCCGCAGCGCGAGCTCGAGATCGCGGAGGCGTAATGCTCGGTATCTTCATGAAGCGTCCGGTCGATCAGCTCGACTACGACATCGATTTTTCGCGCTGGCTCGCGGACGGCGACACGATCGCGAGCGCGACGGCGGCCGTGCAGCCGGCCGAAAGCATGGTCAGCGCCGCGCAGGTCATCGTGCAGCCGGAAACCGTCAAGGTGTGGCTCGTCGATGGCGTGAGCGGAAAGACCGCCTCTATCCGCGTGACCGCCAAGACGGCGCAGAGCCGCGTGAAGCAGGTCGAATTTCAGATTCGGGTGCGTGACTGATATGGGCCTCAAACTGACCAACAACGGCGTTAGCAAGCTGGCGTCATCACTGGCGGCGGACGACACGACTGTCGCCGTTCTCCCCGGCGATGGCGCGAAGTTTCCTGCGCTCGCCGCGGGCGACTGGTATCCGGCGACGCTCATCAAGGTCGATGGCTCATCAGAGATCGTCAAGGTGACTGCGCGTGCAATCGACTCATTCACGGTCGAGCGCGCACAAGAGGGTACGGCGGCCCTCAATTTCAACGCAGGTGATCGCTTCGAGCTCCGCGCCACGTCCGCCGCGCTGCTCGACCTGCAAAAGCACTCGCCGACCACGACGCCTGCCAAGGCGAACCTCGACGATACCGTCAATCTCCGCGCGCTGTACCAGATTCTCGACCTGCTCGAGCCGGTCGGAACGGTGAAGTATTGGGACAGCGACGATCCGCCGCCGCCCGGCTACTTCGTCTGCAACGGCCAGAACGGCACGCCCGACTGGACCGATCTTTTCATCGTTGGGGCCGGCCGCAGCTACGCTCGCCGCGCGACCGGCGGCGCCAACACCGTGCAGCTCGCTCCTGAGCAGATGCCCATACACAATCACGGGCTGCACGATCCAGGCCACAATCACGCGCTGCATGATCCCGGACACAACCACTACCTCAACGATCCGGCTCACGATCACGACATTCCGGTCGCGGGCGGCGGCGGCTACATCGGCGAGATCAACCTGAATGGCGGCACCGCTGGGTCTAAGAAAACGAGCCGCAGCGGAACGGGCATCTGGCTTAACGGATCGGGCACGGGCATGTGGCTCGACGCCGCAGGCACCGGCATCTGGCTCGACAACGCGGGCGGCGGACAGGCGCACGAGAACCGGCCGCCTTACGTCGCGCTCCCGATCATCCGCAAGATGGTCACTGCTCTCAGCACTCTGGGGTAACTTATGGCACTCAAACTCGCGAACAATGCTGTAAGCCAGCTCGCCGCAAACGTCGCGGTCGGCGCAACGACTCTTTCGGTCACGCCCGGCGACGGCGCGAAGTTTCCCACGCTGGGCGCCGGCGACTGGTTTCCGCTCACCGTGGTAAAGAGCAGCGGCGCGCTCGAGATCATGCGCTGCACAGCTCGCACGACGGACACGCTGACTGTCTCTCGTGCGCAAGAGGGCACCGCAGCGCTCGCGTTCAGCGCCGGCGATCGCGTCGAGCTGCGCTGGACGAGCGCCGCCTATCTCGACGTCTCTAATCGGGCAGACGCTGCGCAGACCGCAGCGAACGCCGCACAATCGACTGCAAATGCCGCTCTCCCGAAGGGGGGAGGAACGATGGCGGGGTTGTTGACGGGCGCAACCATCAGCATGTCGATGGATGGAAACGATACGAATTCTGGAAGTTTTAAATGCCGCTCCACTGGAACCGGCGACGCTAACCTTGCAGGCATGAGCTTCAACAACGACGCTTATGCCATCAAGATGGGCGTTCGCGCGGACGGATACTTCGGCATTGGCGGTTGGTCGCGTCCCGCGTGGTCATGGTATTCGGACCCAAATGGCAACATGGTGTCTGCTGGCAATGTGTCCGCCTACTCGGACCCGCTCCTGAAGAAGGACGTCGAGCGGATTCGTGGCGCGCTGTGGATCATCCAGCAGCTCGACGGCGTGCGCTTCACCTGGAACGGCCGCACGCATCTGATCGGTAGGCCGGGCGCGCGCGACATCGGCGTGCTCGCCGATCAGGTCGAGGCCGTACTGCCTGAGATCGTCGGCCGATCGGTGCCTGACGAGGGTAATGACGGCCAGCAATGGCGTGTCGTCGCCTACGACAAGCTCGTGCCGGTTCTGATCGAGGCTGTGAAAGAGATCGCCGATCGTCTCGCCAAATTGGAGGATGCGCAATGACCCTGCCAACTGGAACGATCACGATGGCGCAAGTCGCGGCCGAACTCGGCCGCCCGCTCGCTGGCGTGAACCTCAACGACGGGCTCGTGCGCTTGCTGGCTGGGCGCCCGAGCGGCGCTATCAGTATGTCCGACTTGCAGGGGAAGTCGGGCGGCGTCAACGGCAGTTTTGCTGTTTTCAATGGCGGCTCTATCGCAGGCATCAATATCAATCAACCGTATTGGGGCGTGACGATGAACGGCGCGAACCAATACGGCGCTGGGGCAAACATCAACATCGGTTTCTCGGCCGTCCCCGGCTATACCGGCAACATTCGGATCACGAACAACACGACTGGCGCGTCGGCCATCCTGTCGCAGCTTCCCGCGCCGAACGATAAAATCTGGTCGGTTGGAGCGGCTGATTCGAACATCTTGTGGAATCGCCAAGGCGCAACCGACAGTTTCAGCATTGTGCCCGCCTGATCTGCGTTACAATTCACGCGTGCCGCACCGGGATTTCCTCCTCTCTCCTTGCGCCCGCCGGCACCCATGATGACCAACCCCTCGCACATCGTCCGCTCATCACGCTGAAGCCTCCCGCTCAAGGCTTCCGTGTGACTTCGACGATTGCGAGGGATTCATGGCTCTCAAGCTCTCCAACAACGCTGTCGGCGTGCTCGCCGCGGCGCTTGACCCCGACAGTACAACGCTCGCGCTGCAACCCGGACAGGGTGAAGCGTTTCCCGTTCTTTCCGCTGGCGACTGGTGCCCCGGCACGCTGGTGCGCTCGACCGGTGCTGTCGAGGTCGTGCGCATCACGGCGCGCAGCAACGATACTTTCACGATCGTGCGTGCGCAGGAAGGCACCGCACCGCAGCCGTTCAACCCCGGCGACCGCTTCGAACATCGGCTCACGGCCGGCGCGCTGATGACGATCGTCGGCGACGTCGACGGTCTGTCGGCAGCATTCGCGCGGATCAAGCCGCGCGCCGGCGACCTGAAAATGTGGTCGGGCGCTATCGCCGACATCCCGGCCGTGCATGGTCCGGGCTGGTATCTGGCAGACGGGCAAAACGGCACCATCGACCTGCGCGACAAGTTCATCGTCGCGGCGGGCGGCTCTTACGTGCCCGGCAACACCGGCGGCGCCGCAACGGTCGCGCTGACCGCGGCGCAGATGCCGCAGCACAACCACGGCGTCAACGACCCCGGCCACGCGCACGGCGTGAGCGATCCGACGCACGCGCACAGCGTCTACGATCCGGGGCACACGCACTCGCATAACGCGGCGGCGCTGACGCCCTCGAGCACGGGCGGCGGTGCATTCCAGATCGTCGGCTATGCCGGTGGAACGATCAACGGCGCGTACACCGGCATCAGCATCTACGGCGCGGGCACGGGCATCAGCATTCAGGGTTCCGGGACGGGCATCAGCACGCAAAACGCCGGCAGCGGCGCCGCACACGAGAACCGGCCTCCCTACTACGCCCTCGCCATCATTCAGTACGTGGGGCCGTGACGATGGCGCTCAAGCTCTCGAACAACGGCGTCGGGATGCTGGCCGCCGCCCTCGCCGCTGACGGCGATACCGTCGCGCTCCAGCCCGGACAGGGCGACGCATTTCCGGCGCTCGCCGCCGGCGATTGGTGTCCCGGCACGCTCGTCAATGCAGCCGGCCACGTGGAGATCGTGCGCATCACGGCTCGCTCGAACGACACGTTCACCGTGGTCCGCGCGCAGGAGGGCACTCAGGCGCTTCAGTTCGCTCCAGGCGACCGCTTCGAGCACCGCCTGACCGCTGGCACGCTCCTGACGATGTTCAACAGCCTCGCGGCGGCCATCACGCAGATTCGGCCGCGAGTGGGCGACATCAAGGTGTGGCGCGGCGCGATCGCGGACATTGCCACGGTGCACGGGCCCGGCTGGCAGCTCGCAGACGGAACGAACGGCACGACCGACCTGCGCGACCGCTTCATCGTGGGCGCGGGCACTTCGTATGCGCCGGGCGCAACGGGCGGCGCCAACACGGTCGTGCTCGCCGCGAACCAGATGCCCGTGCACAACCACGCGGTATCCGATCCGGGCCATGCTCACGGGGTAAGCGACCCCAGCCACGCCCATAGCGTCTATGACCCCGGCCACGCCCACAACACGCACTCGAACTACTACAACCTTGGCGCTCAGGGCAGCGGGACGGTGACGCCGTACAACGGGAATGGTCAGGTCGTTTCCGGCGGCGCCGTCATCGCGGCTGGGACCGGAATCGCCATCTATGGCGCCTACACCGGCATCGCTATCGCGGGAGCCTACACTGGAGTTAGCACCCAGAATGCGGGCGGGGGCGCAGCGCACGAGAACCGACCGCCGTATTACGCGCTGGCGTTCATCGAATACACCGGGATAGGAGTGGTCGACCCCCTAGCATCTTGACAGACAGTCGCCCTTGGTGTCGCACTGTGCCGCACTGTACAATGCGGCAGGCGCGTTTGCATTGAGGGGTTCGAATTGACCATCATCAAGATCACCGGGTTCTCGGGCGAAATCCCGCGCCTTGTGCCGCGCCTGCTGCCCGACACCGCCGCCCAGAACGCGACGAACGCGCGCCTCGAGTCGGGCGGCCTGTCGCCCTACCGCAAGCCGAAGTTCGTCGCGCGGATCAGCGAGATTCCCGCCGGCCAGATCAAGACCATCTACCGCGACGGCCCGACGTGGATGGCGTGGGACAAGCCGGTCTACGTCGCGCCGGGCCCGGTCGCGACCGACCGCCTCTACATCATGGGCGACGGCGCGCCCAAGATGAAGGTCGGTGCGACGGTCTACCCCCTCGCCGTTCCCATGCCGAGCGCCGCGCTGAACGCCGCGACCAGCGGCACGGGAACCGGCGACGTGTTCACGCGCGTCTACGTCTATACGTTCGTGACCGGGTTCGGCGAGGAGTCCGAACCGTCGCCCATCTCCAATCAGGTGAACTGGCAATCCGGGCAGACCGTCACCCTCTCCGGCTTTCAGGCGCCGCCGGCCGGCCGCAACATCACGAAGCAGCGCATCTACCGCTCGCAAACGAGCCTGTCGGGCACCGATCTCTACTTCATCGCCGAACGTGACGCATCTGCTGCTAACTTCGTCGATAACGTGCCATTGACCCAGCAAAACGAGCCTATCCCGTCGCTGGAGTGGAACGCGCCGCCTGACGACCTGACCGGCCTTATCTCGCTGCCGAACGGCATGATGGCCGCGTTCCGCGGCAAGGAGCTCTGGTTCTGCGAGCCGTGGCGCCCGCACGCGTGGCCCGAAAAGTACGTGCTGACGATGGATTACAACATCGTCGCGCTCGGCGCCTACGGCACGACGATCGTGGTCGCGACGGACGGCCAGCCCTACATCGTTTCCGGCGCGTCGCCGGACACCATGTCGCAGGAAAAGCTCGAGCTCAACCTGCCGTGCATCAACGCGCGCGGGCTCGTCGACCTCGGCTATGCGATCGCCTACCCATCGCACGACGGCCTGGTTGTCGCCTCGTCCGCCGGCGCGCGCGTTGTGACCGACCAGCTCATGACGCGAAACGACTGGCTGAAAACCGCGCCCGACCGGTTCGTGTCCGGCCAGTTCTTCGGCCGCTACCTCGCCAGCTACGAGTACATCGACCCGTCCGGCACCGCGCGCAGCGGCAGCTTCATTATCGATCTGACCGGTCAGGAGGCATTCCTGCACCGCACGAACTACAAGGCCGACGCCACGTGGTACGACATCAGCGAGGGCAAGCTGTACCTCTGCATGGGGCAGGACATCTACGAGTGGGACGCGCTGGACAGTGAAAACGAAATCCTCGTCTGGCGCTCGAAGCAGTACGTCATCCAGAAGCCGACGAATTTCGGCGTGATCCTGATCGAAGGATCTGTGCTGCTGACTCCCGAGGAAGAAGCGGCCCAGCAGGCGGCGGCCGAGGCAGCCAAGGAGTACAACGACAGCATCTTCGGCGACGCGAGCATCGGCGGCGAGATCAACGGCGCGGCGCTCAACGTCTACCAGGTCAACGGCGACGCGCTGAAGCGGCTCGAAAGCAGCCGCTTCGTGTCTGTTTCCGTCTATGCGGACGGCAAGCTGGTCGCGACCAAGAGCAAGCTCAACCGCATGGATCGGCTGCCGTCCGGCTTCCTCGCGCAGGTGTGGGAGGTCGAGGTCAGCGCGAACGCGGACATCGCGCAGGTGACGCTCGCCGGCACCGGCGCAGAACTGGCAGGAGTGTGACATGGCACGTGGCGACCTCAACGCAAGCCAGAGCGGCCCGAATTCGCGCGGCGACGCGCTGACCGACCGCCCCCTCGAAACCGCGATCGTGCGGGTGCTCGTGAACAAGTTCGGCCTGTCCGAGCGCACCGTGCAGTCGATTCAGGAGCTCGCGGGCCTGCGCGGGCAGCTTACGGACGGAACGCGCCCGCGCGAGGCCGTGCGGCATGAGGACTTGGGCGCCATCGCGCGGATGAGCGAGATGAAGTCGAAGCAGGTCAACGCGGCGCCGACCGCGGCCGACTACAACGCGCTGCGCGACGACGTGCGCATGCTGTTCGAGGCGATGCGCACGATCGCGCAGCGTCTTTAATCGTGTCCGCAGTGGTGCGAAAAAGCTAGAATGGTGCGAATTTCCGACCGCGACGAGCTATGAACCAACTGATCTACGAGAACGAGGACCGGCTGATCGCATGGGCGAAGGATCGCATCGGCGTTCCCGCGTTCCGGCCGGATGCGCGCGCGATCGGACAGGAGCGCGACGGCGTGCTCAATGCCGTCGTGGTGTTCGACGGCTTCTCGACCGTCGACTGCAACATTCACATCGCCAGCGACGGCTCGCGCCACTGGCTGACGCGCGAGTTCCTGACAGCCGCGTTCTCCTACCCGTTCATTCAGTGCGGGTTGCGCCGCGTCACCGGTCTGGTGCCCGCCCGCAACGTCGACGCGCTGAAGTTCGACGAGCACCTTGGTTTCCGGCGTGAGGGATACCACCCGCGCGCCGCTCACGATGGCGACCTCGTGTCGCTCGGCATGCTGCGAGAGTGGTGCCGCTTCATCCCCCCGGAGTCCCGACATGCTTGAAAATGCCATCTGGGCCGGCCTGATCGCCGCGCTGATCGTCTACTTTCTGCCGATCCTGTTCCCGCCGATCGACACGCAGGCCGTCACGGTCGAAGGTTTCGAGCTGCCCGTCGAGCGCGAGAATACGGCGCGCAAGGCATGGGAGGAGTACGTCCTGTTCAAGAAGGACGCCGGCGACGCGCCGCCGCCCGACCCGAACATCGGCAAGGCCGCGCTCGAGGAAATGCAGCTCGGTCGCGACTTCCTCGACTTCTCGAAGTCTCAGTTCGACGTCGCCAGCGCGCGGCAGGCCGAGCTCGACGAGCTGACGAAGAAGGTCACGGACCAGCAGCTCGCGACGCAGGACGAGGCGAACGCGTGGGCCCGCGAGGACCGGCAGCGCTACAAGAGCGTGTTCCAGCCGCTCCAAGATCAGTTCATCGAGACGGCGAAGAACTACGACAGCCCCGAGCGGCAGGAGCAGATGGCCGCCGAGGCGCAGGCGGACGTGCAGCAAGGCGCGAAGCAGGCAGCCGACGCCAACACGCGCACGATGGCGAGCATGGGTATCAACCCGGCGAGCGGCCGCTTCCAGGGCATCACGCGCGCGCAGGACACGTTGACCGCGCTCAACTCGGCCGGCGCCGCGAACAACGCGCGTCAGGCCGTGCGCGACAAGGCCCTCGCGCTCCGCGCCGACGCGATCAACCTCGGCAACGGGCTGCCGTCGAGCGCAGCGGCATCGGCCGGCCTCGGCCTGAACGCGGGCAACTCGGCGACGGGCAACGCAGGCGCGGCGAGCGCGAACTTCCGCGCGAACGTCGGCATCGTCGGCCAAGGCTACAACGGCGCGATGCAGGGGCTCCAAGGCGGCGCCGGCGTTCTGAACCAGCAGTACGGCACCCAAGGCAGCATCTGGGCGGCGCAGCAGCAGGCGGCCGCGCAGAACTCGTCGGGGCTGATGAGCGGGCTCGGCACCATTGCCGGTGCGGGCATCATGGCGTTTTAAGGAGAGAGAACGTGAAAGAGATCATCGAGCGTCACAAGCGCATTGCGCTGCAATTTTCCGGCGGCAAGGATTCACTCGCACTGCTGTACCTGATGCGGCCGTATTGGGACCGCCTCACGGTCTACTGGCTCGACACCGGCGACAGTTTCCCGGAGACGCGCGAGCTCGTCGAGGAAATCGATCGCATGGTGCCGCGCTTCGAGCGCATCGAGGGTCGCCAGCCCGAAGTGATCGCGCAGTTCGGTATCCCGTCCGACATCGTGCCGGCGAACGCTACGCCGATCGGCGTGGCCGCGAAGGGCTCGCCCGTGCTGATCCAAGACCGCTACTCGTGCTGCATGCGCTCGCTGATGCTGCCGATGCACGAGCGGATGAAGGAGGACGGCATCACGCTCATTATCCGCGGCCAGAAGGCGTCCGACCGCATGCGCGCGCCGATCAAGTCGGGCCACGTCGAGGATGGCATCGAGTACCTGTTCCCGCTCGAGGGATGGGACGATAGCCGCGTGCTCGCGTTCCTGCACGAGCAGGGCGTCGCGCTGCCGCGGTACTACGAGGTCATGCGCGCGTCGCCGGACTGTATGACGTGCTCCGCTTATTGGGAGGACGGCCGCGCCGCGTACCTGAAGCACTACCACCCCGAGGCATACGAGGAGTATCAGCGGCGCCTCAACGCGATCAGCGACGCGACGGCCGAAGCGATCATGCACTTCAACATGGAAATCGGTGGGTAATCATGAACGTCTACGGCGGCGGCATCGGCGCGTACCAGACATCGCCCGGCGGTGCGCGCCTCAACGTGGCGCCCTCTGGGCCAGTCTCGAACGCTGCTGCTGCTGCCGCCGCGACCCCTGACCTCTCCTCGAGGGTGGCCGCGTTGTGGGGCGTGAATGCACCCGCGGCGCCGCAGCAGCCGCAGCCGCAATCGCCGATCGGCGGCAATTCGCTGAATGCGATGTCGGTGATGATGGGTAAGGGCGCGCTCTACCCGGCGACGCCGGCCGCATCGCCCGCGGCGAAACCGGCGTGACACATTGAATTGGTAGGAGGTCAAGCATGGCGAATTACGGAATCGGTATCGGCGCCTTCGCGCAGGGGCTCGTGCAGGGCATGCAGCTCGGCAAGATGTGGAAGGACGCCAGCCGGCAGGCTGAAGCCGAGAAGGCGACGAAAGAGGCGATGGACGTCGCGCGCCAGGAGCGCGAGGACGCGGTGCGGGCCGAACAGGCGCGGTTGGTGGGTCTGGGGCCGCAAGGCCCGCAGGGCCCGTCCGCGCCGCCGGCGCCTGACCCTGCTGCCGCTCCGGCAACGACGCAGCCCGTCGACATGAGCACGCCGAGCGCGACTCCCCTGCCCGCGCAGCAGCCCGGCGCCGCGCCGGCTGCCGCACCCGAGACGACCGCGCCGACGCCGAGCACGCCGGCACCGACGCCGGCGCCCTCGCAGTCTCCACAGATCCCTCCCGGCGCGATGAGCGCTACGCCGATGGCCGACAGCGGCAGCATGGCGCCCGCGCCGACGCCGCCCGAGGCGGTCAGCGCCGCGCGCGCGATGGACACGCCGGCACGTGGCGGCACGACCGCATCGATCGCGTCGTCGCCGGTCGTCGCGGCGGCAACCCGCGGCATCAACGGCGGCGAGCCGATGACCGATGCGCAGGCCCGCGCGCTCGCCGAGAAGAAGGCGCCGAGCGTGATGGAGTTCTTCCGCAAGAAGGGCGTTCCGAAGATCGCCGAAACGTTCCTCGCGCAGGGCGATCCGGCCAAGGCGCAGGCGTGGATCGATTGGGCCGATCAGCAGGACAGCAAGCGCAACATGGCGCTCTGGGCGAAGGCGTGGCGCGCGACGCAGATGGGCGACATCGAGGGCGCGGCCGATCACTTCATGGACCTCTACAAGAGCTACGACGATGGCGTGACGCCGCTGTCCAAGGAGGTCGTGAAGGACAAGGACGGCAACATCACCGGCTTCAACGTCAAGCTCAAGGTCGACTCGACCGGCGAGGAGCGGACCAGCTTCATCGACCGGAACCAGATGCTCGAAATGGGGCTCGCGGCGCTGTCGCCGCCGCAGATGTTCGAGGCCGCGTGGAAGCGCCAGCAGATGCAGGACAAGGCAAAGCTCGACGTCGCTGCGAAGGTCGGCGAGGCAAAGCTGAAGCTGGCTACCGACACGGCGCTGGAGCAGGTGCGGCAGAAGGGCCGCGAGCGGCTCGAGGACAAGCGCGCCGAGAACAACCTGGACCGCGATGCGCAAAAGGCAAAGCTCGACTCGGAGAGCCGCCGGAACAAGGTGCAGGACGAGCTCGACGCGAAGGTCGGCGCGCTGAAGAACGCCGGCTACTCGGACGAGTTCATCAGCGGCGCGCTGCCGTCGATCCTCGGCATCAACGAGTACAAGCGCTCGACGTCGCCGGAGGAGGCAAAGCGCCTCGCGTTCGGCGATCGCATGAAGAACGACCCGTCCTTTGCGCGCCTGCCGGTCGAGAAGCAACGTGCGCTGATCGATCAGGACATGGCGATCATCTACGGCGGCGGGAAGCCGACGCAGATGCCCGCCGGCAGCCCGGCGCCGGCATCCGGCGCGGCCGCCAATCCTGCCGCGCGCGGCCTGCCCGTGCTCGACACAAAAACCGGGAAGATCGTCTACCGGTAGCCGTCGCCCCTCTGGTTTGATAGGCGAACCGCATGGCGCTAGAATCGCACCATCGCGCCGCCATAGACCAGAGGGGAGCTCGTGCCTAAGAATCTGTTCCTGCAAACGCCGTCCGCCGGCGACATCGAAGATTTGTTCACCGAAGGCGCGAACGACGTTTCGCGCCTGTCCCTGCCGAGCTTCCCCGGCGTTCCCGCGAACAGCACGCCCGCCCCGCAACAGACCGCCGCACCGGCCGCGCCTGACACGGCCGCGCCGCCGGCAGCACCCGCGGCGGGCGGCCGCATGCCGACGCGCGACGACCTGATCCGCCGCGCGCAGCAGCTCGGCGTCAACCCGAAGCTCGCGCTCGAGATTTTCGGGCTGGAGTCGTCCGGCAACTGGAACAGCAAGGACAGTAGCGTCGGCGCCGTGGGTGGCATGCAGGTCATGCCCGACACGTACAAGCAGATGATGGGCACCTACGCCGGCCAGCGCGATCCGTGGAACAACATGGAGGCCGGCCTGCGCTATCTCGCCTACGGCCAGAAGGTACTCGGCACGGATGATCCGGCGCTGCTGGCTGCCGGTTATCAGGCCGGGTACAACCGCTCCTCGCTGAAGCGCGGCGAAATCCCGAACACGACGGACGGCGGCATGACGACGCGCGCGTATGCCGCGCGGATCGCGAGCCGCGTCGGCACCGGGGGCGCGCCCGCGAGCACGGGTAACAGCGCGCTCGACCTGCAAGCCCGCCTCGATGCGCAGGAGCCGGGCCGCTACAAGGTGCTCGACCCGGCCGAGGCGAGCCGGCTCGACCTGCAATCGCAGCTCGATCAGGAGGAGCCCGGCCGCTTCAAGGTGCTCACGCAGCAGGAGCTCGACAAGTTGCCGGCCAGCGCGTTCGCCGATGTCACGCCGCCGCCGAAAGACCCGTCGCTGTTGGACGACGTTACCGACGTCGCCAAGAACCTGAAGGTCGGTTTCAACGTGGCGGCGCAGGATGCGCGCGAGCTGGCGTCCCGCGTGCTGCCGAAGTCGGTTGTCAGCGCGATCGATTCCGTCGACACGCTCGTGCACGGCAAGCCGTCCGACCAGTTCCTCAAGGAGGACACGAAGCAGGTCGTCGCGGGCATGACGCCGCAGATGCGCGCCGCGCTCGAAAAGAAGTGGTGGAACGACGAGAAAGGCACGCTCGGGCCCGCGTGGACGGACTGGCGTAGCTACGCAAGCGGCCTGCTGCAATCGCTGCCCGAGCAGGCGATCACGATGGTGCCGGGCATGGCGCTGGCGCGGGGTGCCTATCTGGCGAAGGTCGGCACGGTCGGTGTGCAGGCGGCATCGGCAGCGGCAGCGCGCACGGCACTCATTTCCGGCATGCTGGCCGAAGGCGCGCTCGGTGGCGCGCAGTCGTCGCGCGAGGTCCGCGACCAGATCAACGAGCTCAAGCCCGACGTGCTGGCATCGTCCGAAGCGTTCCAGCAGCTCAAGTCGCAGGGCATGACCGACGCGCAGGCGCGCGCGGCGCTCGCGGACGACATGGCGACGCGCGCGTTCATCACCGCCGGCGTGGCGACCGGCCTGTTCGGCGGCATGGGCGATCGCGTGCTCGCGAAGATCGTCACCGAGAAGGTCAGCCAAAGCGCGCTGAAGCGCGCATTCTCGGGGGCCGCGCGCAGCGCGGTTGCCGAAGGCTTGCTCGAAGAAGTGCCGCAGAGCGCGCTTCAGCAGGTCGCGCAGAACGAGGCCGTGCAGAAGGCCGACAAGCGCGTCTCGCTCGGCGATGACGTCGCCAACCAGGCGCTCGGCGGCCTCGCGATCGGCGGCCTGCAAGGTGGCGGCATGGGCGCCATCGGCGGCGCGCGAAACCTCAACCGCAACGGTATCCCGGAGACGCCGGCCGCCGAGGCGCAGCCGCAGCCCGCACCGGAAGCAGCCGCGCCGGCTCCGGCTGCCGCGCCGGCTGCGCCGACCGGCCCGATCGGTCGCGCGATGGAGCGCGCCGCCGGCGCAGCGCCGGCGCAGGAAGCCGCGCAACCTGCCACGCCTGCCGCGGAGCGTATCGTCGTCGGCGACGACGGGCAGCACTACCGGATCACGACCGGCGAGGATGGCGTGAACTTCGAGCCGATCGCCGAGGAGCCGGCGGCACCGGAGGCAGAAGCGACGCCGGCGGCGGACGAACAGGCCGCCGAGCCGGCGGCGGCCGCGCCCGAGCCGAAGCCGGAGACGAAGGCCGCCGCGCCGCGCGAGCCGGCGCCGCGCGAGGAAAAGGCGGCCGAGCGCCAGCTGACCGACTGGAGCGAGCAAGAGCTTCGCGACCGCCTGCGCTACCTGACGAAGCAGGCGAAGATGAACGGCGGATGGAACAAGATGCTCACGGCCGAGCGCCGCAAGGTGTCGGCCGAGATCGACCGCCGCAACGAGGGCGCGCCCGCACCGGCGGAGCCCGTGACGGCCGCACCGATCGAGCAGCCCGCAGAAGAAGCGCCGGCGACGACCGCGAGCGGCGCGTATCTGGATCGCGGCGACGCGAACCGCGCGGCGATCAGCGCCGCCGAGCGCGAGGGCCGCGTGTTCACGGTCGTGCCGCGTGAGGAGGACGGCAAGACCGTTTTCGACATCAAACCGCAGGAGGCCGCCAATGCTGGAACCGATGCAGGTGCAAATCGGACTGGTGCTGATGCACAAGCTCGCGCATCCGTTCAATCGGAGCCCGAGCAGGCTGCCGCTCAACCCGGTAGCGAGAGCGCTTCGGCTGGCGCTGCTGATGGAGCTGTCACCGCGGCCCAGCAACCGGCTCCAGTAAAGGACGCCTACGCAGGTAAGTGGTTCGGCTCGCGCGAGAAGGCGCAAGCGTTCCTCGAGAAGAAGAAGGCCGGCACGACGCACGAGATCGTGCAGACGGGCAAGGTGCGGTTCGAGATCAAGCCGAAGGTCGCCGAAGGCATGGAGCGTTTCCCGGCCGAGTCCGGCACGCTCGGCATTCCGCGCGATCAGATGCCGCAGGTGCCGACGCAATCGCACGGCGGCCTCGTGAACCACCTGAACGCGCAGGGCATCGAGCACGAAACGAAGATGGTGCCGGCGGCCGAGCTGAAGCCGACGCAGGCCGAATTCTCGCCCGAGAAGGTCGCGCAGGCCAAGGAGGCGACCGGCGACCGCGCCGTGATCGTGTCGAACGACGGGCACGTCATCGACGGGCACCATCAGGTGCTCGCCGCTCAGGAAGAAGGCAAGGACGTCAAGGCGATCGTGCTCGACGCGCCGGTCGATCAGGCGCTCGAGGCAGTGAAGAATTCGCCGAGCGCCGCGCCGGCTGCGCAACCCCCTGCCACACCGGGCGCCGACGTGCTGAAGCGCATGAACCAGCTCGTGCGCGCGAAAACCCTGCCGGAGGTCGAGGAAGTCGAGCGCGCCGAGGACGCGGCATGGTCTGCGACCGAGAAGCCGACCGCCTCGCACGAGGCTGCGCACGCCGAGCTGATGCGCCGCATCGAACGGAAGCGCGAAGCGTTGCAGGCGGCGGCCGCTCCGGCTGCCGGGAAGAAGGCGCCCAAGGCTGACGCCAACCGCACGCACCGCGTGCTCGGCGACGCGCGTGTCGGCGATACCGTCACGCCGTCCGCGGAAATCGGCTACGCGAAGGGCGGCCAGTCCTACGAGATCGAGCGCATCGGCCGCAACGGCGAGACGACGGTGCGCAACACCGCGACCGGCGCGCGCACTACGTGGTCGCGCGCGGAGCTCGAGCGCGCCGCGCGCCAGGGCGTGACGATCGAGAAGCAGCAGCCGGCCGCCGAAGCGGCACCGCAGGACGCCGGATACAGGCAACCGGCGATCGACACCGTGAGCTCGTTCGTGCGCGGCGAGATCGCAAAGCCGGAGCTGATCGACCAGCTCGGCAAGCTGGCTGCGCAGCACGGCATGACCGATGCGCAGGTGCAGGCCGTCACGTACCGCCTCGGCGACGACTTCAGCGCGGCCGACGTGCGCGAAGTGCTGAAGCGTGGCACCCCCGCCAACGACGGCGCCCCGACCGAGCCGACGCCGCCGACCGGCACCGACCGTTTCGCCGGCAACAAGCTGTTCACGGCGGACAAGGTGGAAGCCGCCCGCGCGCGCCTGCGCTCGAAGCTGTCCGGCGCCCAGCTCAACAGCGGCATCGATCCCGAAGTCGTGATGGACGGCATGACGATCGCCGGCGCCTACATCGAGGCCGGCGTGCGCGATTTTGCCGCATACGCCAAGGCGATGACCGACGACCTCGGCGACGCCGTGAAGCCCTACCTGCTGTCGTTCTGGGAGGCGGCGCGCAACTACCCCGGCCTCGACACCGAGGGCATGACCAGCGTGCAGGACTCGAAGCGCCTGCATGATGAGCTCATTGCATCGCAATCGGCATCGTCTACAATGCAATCGAAGGAGGTTGCTCAAAATGACGGAAACGCAACTGCTGGAGCTGCTGACGAAAGCTCTCCAGAACAAGGCGCCGGACGCGTATCGCCGGATGAAGGCGGACGGGACGCTGGACGCGTTCCTGAGCAACCTTCTGGCGACGACGCTGGAGGCGATCGGCGAGGCGCGGCAGAGCGCGATCAGCAACGTCGTGACGGAGGGGAGCCCGCAGTTCGAGGCGCAACCACTGAAGCGGACGCAGGCGATCAACATGGCCGAGAAGTCGGCCGAGGAGATCGCGCTGGCGCAGGCGATGGAAACGATCGAGGCGCTGTCAGCCGAGTCGGAGACGACTACCGCGTAAAGCCGGGCGAGCTGAAGCGCACCGGCTCGTGGCGCGCGACCGCCGAGCAGAACGTGCGCATCGTCGAGCTCGTGAAGCAGCTCGAGCAGGAAGGGCGCCGGCCGACGCCGGACGAGGCCGCACTGCTGACGAAGTTCACGGGCTGGGGCGCATCCGAGATCGCCAACGGCATCTTCCCCGATCGGTACGGCCGCTACAAGGACGCGACGTGGCAGGCGCTCGGCGAGCGCCTGAATGCCGCGCTCACGCCTGAGCAGTACGAGCAGGCGAAGCGCACCACGCAGTACGCGCACTACACCAGCGAGGGCGTGATCCGGTCGATCTACGACGGCCTGCGCCGCCTCGGCTTCGCCGGCGGCAAGGTGCTCGAGCCGGGCATGGGTATCGGCCTGTTCAAGGGGCTCATGCCTGACAGCATGGCCGCGACCAGCCAGTACACGGGCGTCGAGTACGACCCGCTGACCGGCGCGATCGCGAAGCTGCTGTATCCGCAGAGCAACATCATCGTCGGCGACTTCACGAAAACGGCCATGCCGCGCGAGTTCTTCGACGCGGCGATCGGCAACCCGCCCTTCTCGTCGACCGTAATCACGAACGACCCCGAGTACAAAAAGCAGGGGTTCATGCTGCACGACTACTTCTTCGCCAAGACCATCGACCGCGTGAAGCCGGGCGGCATGCTCGTGTTCGTCACCAGCAAGGGCACGATGGACAAGGCGAGCGACCGCGCACGCCGCTATCTCGCCGACCGCGCGAACCTGATCGGCGCCGTGCGGCTGCCGCAGACCGCGTTCAAGGACAACGCCGGCACGGAAGTCGTGACCGACGTGCTGTTCCTCCAGAAGCGCGGGCCCGGCGTGCCCGACAACGGCGTGAAGTGGCTCGGCACGGCCGAAGTGCAGACGCCGCAGGGGCCGGCCCAGATCAACGAGTATTTCGCCGCGCACCCGGAAATGGTGCTCGGCGCGCACGCGCTGACCGGCAGCATGTACCGCGCCAACGAGTACACGGTCGTGCCCGAGCCGGGCGTCGACATGGACGCGGCATTCGCGAAGGCGATCGCCAACCTGCCCGAGGGCATCTATCAGCCCGGCGCGCAGAACCCGGCTGCCTCGAAAGCCGTGGCGCTCGAACGCGACTTCAACCCGACCCACAAGAAGGAGGGCGGGCTGTACGTCGGCCAAAACGGCACGCTGATGCAGGTCGACAGCGGCACGGGCGTCGAGCTGACGCACCGCCGCGGCGCGGACGGCAAGCAGATCGCGCTCAAGCCGGCCGACAAGGCGTTCCTGAAATCGTGGGTGGGCCTGCGCGACGCGCTGAAGCAGGCGCAGCTCGACCAGCTCACGGACGGCGATTGGCAGAAGTCGCTCAAGGCGCTGTCCGATGCCTACGACGCGTTCGTCGCGAAGCACGGCAACCTGCTCTCCTACAGCACGATCGAGCGCACGGCCGACGATGGCACCGTGACCGTGACGAAGCGGTTCAAGAACGACCCGCTGCTGCGCCTGGACGTCGACGGCGCCCTCGCCTACTCGCTCGAGCACATCAAGGAGAACGGCGAGATCGTCAAGGCGCCGGTCCTGTCCGAGCGCGTGCTGCAACGGCCGCGCGAGCCCGAGATCAAGACGACGCACGACGCGATGTTCGTGTCGCTCAACAATAAGGGCTCGCTCGACCTCGACGACGTTGCGCGGCTTGCCAACATGAGCCGGCAGGAGGTCATCGACGCGCTCGGCACCGCGATCTACGAAGACCCGGCGAAGGGCTGGCAGACGGCCGACGCTTACCTGTCGGGCAACGTCGTGCGGAAGCTTCGCGAGGCCGAGGCCGCGGCGCGCACCGACCGGAAGTATCAACGCAATGTCGAGGCGCTGCTGGCCGTGCAGCCGAAGCCGCTCGGCCCGAGCGAGATCACGGTCAAGCTCGGCCAGAACTGGATTCCGGCCAGCGACGTCGCCGCGTTCGCGCGCGAGGCGCTGAACGAGAACATCGACGTCACCTACAACTCGCGGCTCGGCACGTGGTCGGCCGAGCAGTCCAGCTCGAATTATTCGGAGTTCAACACCCCGAAAATGAACGCCGGACAGATCCTTGACGCGGTGCTGAACAACCGCCAGATCAAGGTCACTTTCCGCGACGATCAGGGCAAAACGCACGTCGACCCCGAGGCGACCGAGAAGGCCAACGACGTCGCGCAGAAGATGCGCGCGGCGTTCACGCGCTGGATTTGGACGGACACGAAGCGCGCCGACAGGCTCGTCAACCACTACAACGACAACTTCAACAACATCGCGCCGCGCCAGTTCGACGGCTCGCACCTGACGCTGCCCGGCGTGTCGCTGCGCTTCGACCTGCGCGAGAACCAGAAGCGCGCCATCTGGCGCGGCATTCAGGAAGGCGATATGTACCTCGCGCACGCGGTCGGCGCGGGCAAGACCTTCACGATGATCGCGACGGGCATGGAGGAGCGCCGGCTGGGCCTCTCCAACAAGCCGATGTACGCGGTGCCGAACCACATGCTCGCGCAGTTCGCGCGCGAGTTCCTTGAGCTGTACCCGGCCGCGAACATCATGGTCGCGGACGAGCAGAATTTCCACACGCACAACCGCCGCCGGTTCGTCGCGCAAGCAGCGTTGAACAACCCGGACGCGATCATCATCACGCACTCGGCGTTCGGCCGCATCGGCATGTCCGACGAGTACGCCTCGGCGTTCATCCGCGACCAGATCGACGAGTGGAAAGCAGCGCTCGACGAGACGGATAAGGGCGACCGGATCACGCGCAAGCAGATCGAGCGCCGCATCGAACAGCTCGAGCGCCGGCTGGAGGCGAAGCAGGGCAACGAGAAGAAGGACAAAGTGCTGTCGTTCGAGGAGCTGGGCGTCGATCGCCTGTTCGTCGACGAGTTCCACGAGTTCCGCAAACTCGACTTCGCGACGCAGCAGGGCAACATCAAGGGCATCGACCCGGCCGGCTCGCAGCGCGCGATGGACCTGTTCATGAAGGTCCAATACCTGCGCAGCAAGAAGCCGGGCCGCGCGCTCGTCGCCGCGTCGGGCACGCCGGTCACGAACACGATGGGCGAGCTCTACACCGCGCAACGCTTCTTCCAGCCCGAACAGCTTGCCGAGGATGGTCTGGAGACGTTCGACGCATGGGCCAACCAGTACGGCGACATCGTTGCGGGCTTCGAGCAGAACGCGGCCGGCGGCTACGAGGTCGTGAGCCGCTTCGCGAAGTTCCAGAACGTGCCCGAGCTGATGCGCCGCGTGCGCTCGTTCATGGACATCCTGACCAGCCAGCAGCTCGCGCAGTACGTCGATCGCCCGGCGATCGAGGGCGGCGGCCGTCAGGTCATGGTCACGCCCGAGCCGTTCGGCTACAAGGCGTACCAGAAGGCGCTCGAACAGCGCATCACCGCGATCCGCAACCGCAAGGGGCCGCCGCAGAAGGGGCAGGACATCATCCTGAACGTGATCGCGGACGGCCGTTTCTCGGCGATCGACATGCGCTTCGTCGACCCGACCGCGCCGAGCGACCCCAACAGCAAGCTGAACCAGATGCTCGACGCCGTGATCGCCGACTATCACGCGGCGTCCGACTACGAGTACACGACGAACGGCAAGGTCGACCCGATCAAGGGTGCCTCGCACATCATCTTCACCGACATCGGGCTCGGCGAGCAGTCGGCGAAAAACCGCGGCTTCGACATGAAGGCGTGGATCGAAAAGCGTCTGGTCGACGGCGGCGTGAAGCGCGAGCACATCGCCTTCATGCGCGACAACAAGCAGCACGCGAAGAAAGAGCGCCTGTTCGCGGACATGCGCGAAGGCAAGAAGCGCGTGCTGATCGGCGGCAAGGACATGGAAACCGGCGTGAACGTGCAGAAGCGCCTCTACACCGAGGAGCATCTGGACGCCCCGTGGTTCCCGGCATCCGTCGAGCAGCGCGAGGGCCGCATCATCCGCCAGGGCAACCAGAACAAGCAGGTGCGCATCCGCGCGTGGGCGACGAAGGGCAGCTACGACTCGACCATGTGGGGGATGAACGCCCGCAAGGCGAGGTTCATCGAACAGGCGCTCAACGGCGACGACAGCGTGCGCTCGCTCGAGGACGTGTCCGAGGCGTCGGCGTTCGACATGGCCGCGGCGCTCGCGTCGGGCGACGAGCGCTACCTGAAGCTGGCCGGGCTGAAGGCCGACGTCGAGCGTCTGGAGCGTCTGAGCTTCGCGCACCACGACGACCAGAACAAGCTCCGGCGCGACAAGCATTGGGCTGAGTCGGCAATCGAGCGCGATCGCGAGCTCGCCGGCGAGATCAAGGCCGCGCTGGAGAAGCGCACGCCCATCCGCGCGGGCGAATTCGCCGGCAAGGTCGGCAAGACTGCTTACGACAAGCGCGACGAGTTTTCGAACGCGATCTTCAACCGGTTCAAGGAGCTCGCCGGCAAGGAGGCCGACACCGCCGAGCAGATCGGCGAGATCGGCGGCTTTCCGATCATGTTCCACGGCACGCAGCTCAAAGGCTCCGGCGAGTACATCGCGGCCGTGACCGTCGACCTGCCGGGCGACCCCTCGCCGCTCGTGCAGCTCCCGCTCGACCCGGACCTGCCGGTCGGCGGCATCGCGACGCGCGCGGCCAATCAGGTGAACGGGCTCGACGGCCAGCTCGCGCAGCTCGAGCAGCGCATCAAGCAGAACGAGCGGCGCATCGAGCAGATCGGCAACCGTCTGGGCGCACCGTTCCCCGAGCAGGCCGAGCTCCTGGACAAGATGGCGCAGCTCCAGCAGCTCGAGGCCGAGCTGACCGCGGAGAAGGCAGCCGAGAACGCGCCGGCGCCGTCGTCCGACGCGGCTGCCGCGACGCTGGAGGTTGAGGGCGAGAAGCCGGCCGACGAGGCGCCGAAGTTCAGCGTCGCGCCGGGCATCGACCGCAATCAGGTCGTGCCCGTCACGCGGATCGACACGTTCGACGTGTCGCTCGACGACCTCTGGCGCACGGCCAACGAGTGGTATCGCGACAACCTGACCGATCACCCGGTCGAGAACGAATCGCTCGGCGCGCAGGTGCAATTCTCGAAGAACGGCCGCAGCAAGGTGCTGTCGGTCGGCCGCCGCGATCCGCGCCGCATGAGCATCGTGAAGGCGCTCGCGGACATCGCGCGCAACGGCGTGCTCGTGAGCGAGGAAGTGGACAAAAAAGAGCGCACCGGCATCGCGGGCTACGCGACGCTGGTGGCGCCTGTTGAGGTCGACGGCACGCTATACGCCGTTTCGATGAAGGTCCGGCAGGAAGATCGGGCGCGCAACGCACGCTCGATCTTCTACACGGTTGAAGCATTCAACCTCGAAAAAGTGGGGGCCAGCAGGGCGAATACGGCGCAGCAAGGGCAGGACCATCCTTCTACTGGCTCCCGCCAAGAGATCGGTTCTGCCGGAAACGACGCTGCACAACGTGCACCTGCCTCCGCTCCGGCCCTCTCCCAAGGCAATGGCGTAACTGTTGGCGATCTTGTCGACGCGATCAACGAAGCCAATCGCGCGTTTAGTGTGACCGCATCGACTGCGGCTGATCGCTCTAATGTAATTATGGGCGATGAGAATGCAAATGGCAATGTATTCTCGTCGACTGATCTTGCAAATATCGTCAAATCGGGCCCGCTCGGCGACACCGTGTCGCAGCTCATCGCACAACACCGTGTGGTGCTGCACGACACGGCCGAGACGCTGCCGGTCAAGGATGCGCCGGCCGGCGTGCGCGGCGTCACGATGCCGGACGGCACGATCCATCTGGTCGCCGCGAACCTGACGCCCGAAACCGCCCTGCCCGTGCTGCTGCACGAGGCGTTCCACCAGGGCGGCGAGAAGCTGATCGGCAACGCGGCGTGGACCGACCTGATGGGCCGCCTCGAGTCGCTGCACCGGCAGGCGCGGCAGTCGAGCGGCCGGGCTCGCGAGTTCTACGACGCGGCCCGTGCACGTGTTGCGGGCGCGCAACGCTCGGGCGCGGTGCCCGAGACACTGACGGCCGAGGAGTTCGGCGCCTACACGATCGAGAACTACGAGCAGGCGCCCGCCGCGTTCCGCAAGTGGGTCGACGACGTGATCGGCGCCGTGAAGGCGTGGCTGCTGCGCCGCTTCGGTAAGCAGCTCGGCGCCGTCACGCCGGCGCAGCTCCGCGCGATCGCCGCGGCCGCGCTGCGCGATCAGACCGGCGGCCCGACCGATGGCGCCCGCTTCTCGGTCGGTGCGCAGCAGCCCGGCCAGCCGAATGCCGGCCTGACGCCGCCTGCCCCGTCGCGTTTCGAGCGCCTGCAAGCCGCGGTTCAGGACAACATGAACCGCGTGAAGAAGGTTCAGGAGCGCATCAAGGAGCTGTCCGGCGTGAAGGAGCTCGGCACGGCCGACTACTACCGCGCCGAGGCGAACCGGCCCGGCCGCATCGCCGCGCGGCTGGAGGACGCCAAGAAGAACCTGACGGGCCCGCTGATGGAGCGCCTTGCGAAGTCCGGGCACACGCCCGAACAGCTCGAGGAGCTGCTGCACGCCGAGCACGCGCAGGAGCGGAACGAGCGCGTCGCGCAGATCAACGAGGACATGCCGGACGGCGGTTCGGGCATGACCACGGCCGACGCGAACGCGATCCTCGCGAAGTACGCCGGCAACACGGAGCTCCAGGCGATCGCGCAGCAGGCGCGCGACATCGCGAAAGCGACGCTCGACCTGAAGCTGGCCTACGGCCTGATCGACCAGCAGACCTATGACACGCTGGCGAACGGCTACAAGAACTACGTGCCGCTGAAGGGCGACGGCGAGTATGGACCGAAGGTCAAGCGCGCGATGGGCCACGAGGCGCGCGAGGAGCACATCCTCCAGAACATCGCGCGCGACTACGATCAGGCGGTCGTCGTCGGCGAGAAGAACCTTGCGCGGCAGTCGCTGCTCGCGCTGGTCGCGCAGAACGATGACCCGGACCTCTGGACGATCGGCGTGCCGCCGCGCGGGCGCTACGTGGCCGGCAAGGTGTACAACGTGGTCGACGGCAACGGCCAAACCATCGGCTCGTTCATCTCGCGCTCGCAGGTCAACGCCTTCCTCGAGGGCGCGGGCCCGCAGGCCGCCACGTATCAGGTGCTCGACTCGAACGGCGAGCGCGTCGCCGAGTTCGTGAAGCCGCTCCAGGACAACGAAGTCATGGTGTACGTGAAGGGCGAGCCCGTGCGCATCCAGATCAAGGACGAGGCGCTGGCACGCCAGCTCCGGCCGCTCGATCAGCGCCAGATGCACCCGATCCTCGAGATGATGCGCGGCGTGAACCGCTACCTCTCGAAGATTTACACCGGCTACAACCCGGCGTTCATCCTGCGCAACGCCGCGCGCGACGCGCTGACGGGCACGATCAACATGGTCGGGCATGAGGGCGCGGCCGTCGCGGCGAAGGCATGGGCGAAATACCCGGCCGCGGTGAAGGCGCTGGGCCAGTGGGCGGCGACCGGCAAGGAGCCGGCCGGCGAGATCGGCAAGCTCCTGAAGGAATACCGCATGCAGGGCGGCAAGACCGGCGCCTCGTGGATGTCCGACCTCGAGGAGCAAGGCAAGTCGCTCACGCGCATGTACGAGGACGCCTACGGTGCACGTGGCTACCTGAAGGACGGCAGGAACCTGAAGGCGGCCGCGGTCGCCGGCCGGAAGATCGTCAGCGGCATGGCGCACGTGGTCGAGATCGCCAACCAAGCGACGGAAAACGCGCTGCGCCTGTCGCTGTACATGACGCTGCGCGATCAGGGCGTGGCGCCGGGCCGCGCCGCGCAGGCCGCGAAGAACGTGACGGTCGACTTCGACCGCAAGGGCACGCTGACGCCGGCGCTCGGCGCGGTCTACCTGTTCCTGAACCCGGCGGTTCAGGGCACGGCGAACGCGATGCGCACGCTCGCGAGTGGCGAGCACCGCGGTCAGGCGCTCGTCGCGCTCGGCATGCTGGCCGCGCTCGGCTTCTTCGCCGGCGCCTCGGGCATGGACGACGACAAGGATCGCTGGCTCGGCGAGAGCTGGGACACGCGCACGCGGAACTTCATCTACAGCATCGGCAATCACACGCTGCGCGTGCCGCTGTCGCAGGAATTCGCGCCGGTCTACGCGTTCGGCGTGGCGATGGCCGAGGCGATGCGCGGCGAAAGCGCGATGAAGTCGGCCGTGCGGATCGTGTCGTCGTTCATTGACGCCTACTTCCCGCTGCACGGCGCGTACAACCCGGACAGCGACAACCATACGCTCGACGGGTTCCTGTCGGCCGTGCCGACCGTCATCAAGCCGCTGGCCGAGACGGCGGCGAACCGGAACAGCTTCGGCAGCCAGATCGTGCCCGACACGCAGTCGACGAAGCCCCTGCCCGATAACCTGAAGATGTACCGGGCGACGAAGGGCACCGTCTACGATGCGCTCGCGCAGCAGATCGCGGCGGCCGGCGAGCTGACCGGCGCGCGGCGCTACGAGAACGACATCACGAAGATCAGCCCCGAGACGCTGAAGTACATCTGGCGCACCTACGCGGGCGGCCTCGGCCAGTTCGTCACCGACTCGATCGGCGCGGCCGGCATGGCGGCATCCAGCGCCGGCAGCATGACCAGCAACGACGTGCCGATCGTGAAAGACTTCTGGAAGTCGAACGACGTCAAGCCGCTGCGCAGCCGGTACTACGACCTCGCGCGCGAGGCGAAGGAAGCAGCCGACGAGTTCCGCGTGGCGAAGAAGGCTGCGGACGGCGAAGCGCTCGACGACATCTTTGCGCGGCCGGAACAGGGCGAGCTCGTGTCTCTCGATCGGATGACGCAGCGCTACGGCAAGGCGATCGCCGCGATCCGCGACGAGCAGGTGCTTGTGAATGTCGACACGACGCTCACGACCGAGCAGAAGCGGGCCCGTCTGAAGGAGCTGGAAGCCGAGGAGGAAACGCTGTACCGCGGCGCGATCGAAGCGTTCAGGAAGCCGTGAGGATCAGGGCGCGCCGGGTTCGCTCGGCGCGCTCCCTTACTTCTTCGCGTCGTGAATGCTGGGGTACAGCTCGTAGCACGCGCCGACCGACCATCGCGTTTTCGCCTGCGCGGCGCACGCCTCTGCGCTCGAGTACCCGAACAGGTTTGATTGCCCGATGAAAATCCCGAGCGCCAGCGCGACGACGATCACGGCGAACGGATGCTTGCTGACGATCCGCCGCACGGCGGCGCCAGCGCGATACCAAGGATTTGCGTCTGCTATCTCAATGCTGCTCATAATCTTCCCTCGAACGCTTTGTAGCAACGTCCGCATTATATCGCAATCACCGCCGCGCGCGGTCCTCCTCCTCGATCCGGCGGACGGCCTCCTGCACGCGGCGCAGCTTCTCTACCTCGCGCGTCGCGGCCTCGGCAACCGCGTCGCGGATGAATGACAGCTTTGACCCGATCGCACGGTTCTTCACGAGATAGTCGAGCTGCAACCAAAGCGGCTCCGGGAATGGGACGTTGAGCGATCGCGTTTTCGTCGGATCGCCTTCGGTCCACGGGACGTCGTGCTGGGTCACTTTCTGCCTCTTTCCTGATGAGGAGGGCCGCGGGCGCGGCTTCGGGGTTGCCATAGGGTATCTCCGCACTGTGCCGCACCATGCAGCGCTACGCCGTACAAAGTGGCACGGGATTCTGTTGTGCAGTAGCGCACTCGCCCGATTTGTGGTTCTGATAACTGACCGTGGTGCTACAATCGCACCGGGAAAACGGGGAATCGGGCTAACCGGGATGAACGAAGAAATCAGGCAAGCAGCAGAGGCGGCGGCCAAAGACCCGACCTCTTACAGCCTCATCACCTATGCCTGGGTGGTCGCCCTGTCTGCATGGGGCGGCACCGTTCGGTTCATCCGCAAAGTGAAGGCTGGTGAAATGAGCCTCAAGCAAGCGGCGAAATCCTTGATCGGTGAAGTGCTGACGTCGGCATTCGCTGGCGTTCTGACCTTCTACCTCGCCGAAGCGACCAACGTTTCCCCCCTCTGGACGGCGGTGCTGGTCGGCATCGCGGGCCACATGGGCGGTAGGTCGCTCGAGCACATCGAATCCTTCTTCAAGCGCTGGACCGGCGGGAGCGAGCAATGACGGCCTCATCAAAGACCCTTACCCCTGACGACTTCGCGCGCGCCGCCGCGGCGCTCGCCGTTCCTGTCGCCGCGATCAAGGCCGTCACCGACGTCGAGACGCGCGGCAGCGGCTTCATGTCGGACGGCGTGCGGCCCGTCATCCTGTTCGAGCGACACATCATGTGGCGGCAGGTCGCGGCTAAGTTCGACCGGAAGAAGGCCGACCAGTTTGCCAAGCTGTACCCGGACGTCTGCAATCCGAGCGCCGGCGGTTACGGCAAGGAGAGCGAGCAGCCCGCTCGCATGGACCGCGCGGCGACGCTGATCGACCGCGCGTGCGCGCTCGAAAGCGCGAGCTGGGGCCTGTTCCAGATCATGGGCTACCACTGGAAGGCGCTGGGCTACGCGTCCGTGCAGGAGTTCGTGAACGCGATGTACCGCAGCGAGGGCGCGCAGCTCGACGCATTCGTGCGGTTCATCAAGGCGAACTCGAACCTCGCGACCGCGCTGCGCAACCGGAATTGGGCCGCTTTCGCCGCCGGCTACAACGGGCCCGGCTACAAGGCGAACCGCTACGACGAGAAGATGGCCGCGGCCTTCGCTCGTCACTCGAAGGAGCTGGCATGAAGCTGATCGACGAATGGCGTCGCGCGCACAAGTACCTGACCGTCAAGCTCGCCGTGCTGCTCGGCGCGATCTCGACGGCATGGGACTACGTTCCTGCCGTGCGCGACTACCTGGACCCGACGTGGCTGAAGTGGTTCGCGGTGGTGATGATCGTCGCGCGGGTCATCAAGCAGGACGGGGTGCGCAATGGTCCCGACGCAAGTTAAGGCCATCGCCGCTCTCGTGGTGGCCGCGCTGCTGTTCGGCGCCGGCTGGATGGTCCGCGGCTGGCGCGCGGACGCAGAGGTCAGCGACCTGAACGCGCAGCATGCGCTCGAAGCGAAACGGCTCTCCGACGCTGTAACCGAGGCTTCGGAGAAGGCCCGCAAAGCCGAATCGGACATGCGCGAGAAGGTCGCGCAGATCGATCAACTTCAAACCGACCTGAATCATGCGAACTCTGAAAACGCTGATCTTCGTGGCCGTCTCAGCAGCGGCACTCAGCGCGTGTACGTCCGCGCAAAATGTCCCGCCCCCGCCGGCGGTAGCGTGCCCGGTTCCGCCGCCCCCGCCGGCGTGGACAATGAAGCCGGCCGAGCCGAACTTGACCCAGCGGTTGCGGGCGAACTGGCAGGAATTGCCGGCGACGGCGACGACGCAATCCGGCGACTGACGGCCCTGCAAAGCTACGTGCGCGACGTGTGCCTCGCGCCGCGCGAATAGGGTGTCTCCTCCCCCCTTTGGCAATGGGGTTGCCCCGGCTTCGGCCGGGGCTTTTTTCGTCTACAGGGACGCGATCAGGCGCTTGAACTGAGCCGAAGGATCTGTGCCGAGCTGTTTCAGCAGCGCCTCGAGCTCGCGCGCGAGCACGATGTGCGGCTCGGGTAGCGGATTCCAGGCGTCCGGCTCCGGCGTGTCGGTCGCTTCCATCGCTTCGCGCAGAATCTCCTCGCTGATCTTCATGTCGAGTTCTGCCCCCATGTGCCGAGCGGCTACTTCGAGGCTGGCGACGGTCGACAAATCGACCTTCTTCAGCAGCTCGCACAAGCGATAGAACTCGCGCGGCGTCAGTTCGGTAGCGGCGGCTGTTTCGGTAGGTTTCTTCATATCGTCCTTCGGTTTGACGACCGGCGGCGGAAGCTCCACGGCCGGCGGGATTGGTGTGTTCTCGCGCGCGAAGCGGCGAATCTTGGCCTGCTCGTTTAGGTCGCCGCGGACGTCGCCCGGCCGGAGCGAGATAGCGAACGTCCGCTCGACGCCGTTCGGCGCTCGCACGTCGACGCACACGCGGCCGGCCTTGCTGTAGTGCTGCACGACTTCCAGCTCGGCGTCTTTGACCATGTTCACGAGGTCGCGGGTACGGGACTGGCTCACGCGTGGCCCTCCCCTGTCTCCAGCGCTCCCGTGTCGCGCCACTCATACGGCGCACGCTGCCCTGTAACGACGCGGCATACGCCATCGTCGCCCATTCGAAACACGGCTTCTCCGGTCGTGCGCGGCTCGGGTTTGACCGTCGTCGCCGCGTCGTCGCCGCGCAGCACAAGATGCCAGTTCGCGAGCGCGGCAGCCGTCGTGATGACGTGGTGCTTGGCTTTGTCCTGGTCGCCCGCGATCAGCGCATTCAGCGCCTTGCCGGCGAGATAGCCGACGAGCCAGAACCAATCCGCCGGTGTCTTGCCGCTGTCGTCCCAGCGCCGCCGCTGGTGCTCGGCCTCGATGCTGACCGACTTCAGGAAGTCGTCCGTGTGCGGCGTGTTGATGATCGCGTTCAGGCGCTCGAGCTCGGCCTGCACCTTCTCGCCCCACGACTCCTCTGTCTCGCCCTCATAGCCGACGAGCAGGTAGGCGTCGTGCGCGGATCGGCCGTCGAACACCTTCGGCATCCAGTACGCAAGCGCCTTCTGGAGGGCCTGAATCACGGCCGCACGATCGGCGAGCATGGCCCGCAGATCGTCTGCGTGGATCACGACCTGACACGTCAGGCTCTCCAGGTGATCGTTGCCGTCACCCTGCCAGAACCATACATTCCCCTTGTCGCGCTCCTCGCGGCGCTTCAACTCCGCTTTCAGCTCGTCACGCTCTCGGGAAAGCTCGCCCACGGCCGGGTGCGGCTCGTGAACCTTCCGCACGAGCGGCGGTAGCATCAGGACCGTGCCGACCGGAAAATACTCGTGCGGCAGCAGGTCCGAGAATGTCGGGTTGCACGCCAGAATGTGCCGCCATGCCTTTTCGTCGCCGCACTGGCGCAGGGCGATGCCTGCAACAGATTCGCCCGGCTGCGTGGTGTACGTGCGCGTCAGCGCGACATGAGAGGCGGCGCGCTTGCAGAGCGCGCGCGGATCGTCGCTGCCGCATGTGCCCGTGTGCGGCTCAGTGGCGGCGCAGATAGGGCATCGGTCGTCGCCTGTCTCGTAGGCTTCGAGCGCGCGGCACATCACGTCGAAGCCGTTCCCTGTAATGGCAAAGTCGCGGGCCGCGTCGATGACGGCCTGCGCAAGTTTCTCGTTCACTCCTTTCTCCTTGGCGCTCGCGCGCGTTGATGGAGATTGGATTATATAGCAATGTCATGGGATTAGGTTGATCTAGCTAGGAGTGGTGCGAAATAATCACCGAAAAGCGCGGATGTCGGTTGGTACATTTCTGGCACATCCGCCGCCGCGCCGCGGCTATCGCGCTGACGCTTCACGGGAAATTTTTGCGTCGGTCCAATCCATCATGGGCGCGCAACAGAAGCGACACTTCGAGTAAGTCACTGATTCAACAATCGAATTCGCCATATGCGCCCGGTTCTAATTTCGAAACATGGTGATCTTTCCACACCATTTCCCGCCGTTTCCGCTTGTTTTTGCCCATGCAGTGGTACATCAAATGGTACATCGACGAGTACCACCTGCATCGGAGGGCAATGTACCACCTATGGGCACGATCACTACCCGCAAACGTCTCGACGGAACGCCCTCCTATATGGCACGCGTCCGCGTGATCCGCGACGGAAAGCTCGTTCACAAGGAGACAAAGACGTTCGCGCGCAAGCAGGCCGCCGAGGCGTGGATCAAGCGGCGCGAGACGGAACTGAGCGAGCCCGGTGCGCTGGAGACAATCCTCAATCCCGAGCCCACCCTGAGCGAGCTGATCGCGCGCTACATCAAGGAAATGGAAGTCGTCTCCCCGATGGGCCGCACGAGAAAGGCGACGCTCACGGCGGTATCGAAGCGGCCGTTCGGCGCCCTGAAGGCATCCCAGATCGACAGTCAGGCAATCGTCAACTTCGCGCGCGAGCGTGTTGAGAGCGACGGCGTGACGCCGGCCACGGTGTTGAGCGACCTGATGCTGATGACGGGCGTGTTCGACATTGCGGCACCGGCATGGGGCGTCAAGCTCGACGCGCAGGCGATGGAAAGTGCCAAGGCGGTATGCTGGAAGATGGGGCTCATCGAGCGGTCGCAGGAGCGCACGCGCGTGCCGACGATGGACGAGCTGGAGAAGCTCTGCGCCTACTTCTACGACATGGCGCGGCGCCGGAAGTGGGCGACCCCGATGCTCAAGATCATGCTGTTCGCGATCTTCTCGACCCGGCGACAGGAGGAGATCACCAGGATCATGTGGGCCGACCTCAACGAGGAGGAGAGCACGCAGATCGTCCGGGACGTGAAGCACCCGCGCAAGAAGAAGGGCAACGATCAGGAATCGCGGCTCCCGCCCGAGGCGCTGGCGATCATCAAGTCGATGCCGCGCACGCACGATCGCATCTTCCCGTACACGACCGACGCGATCAGCGCGCAATTCCTGCGCGCGTGCGACTGGCTCGAGATTGAGGACTTGCGGTTCCACGACTTGCGCCGGGCCGGCGTGACGCGTCTGTTCGAAATGGGCTGGAACATTCCCGACGTGGCGAAGGTCAGCCTGCATCGCGACTGGAACATGCTGCGCCGGTACACGAACCTGAAGGGCAAGGGCGACCGGTACGAGGGCTGGAAGTGGACGCAGATCGCGATCGATCAGCCTGTCGCGCCGCCGCGGCCGAAGAAGAAGGGCGAGGAGGTCAGCGCGACCGTAGCTGTTGCAGCTCCTTCGCCGCATCCTCACGCCGTGCGTCGAGATACGCGGCGAGGTCGGCAAGGTGCACGCCCTTCGCGCACTTCTGCGAGCGCTCCATCCGCACGATCGGCAAGGTGATGTCGCCGTCGAGTACCTTCCGTTGGAGCTTTTCGGGAGACAGGTGCGCGAAGTAGTCGCGGCACACCAGATCGAGGGGGATGACGGCGCGGCCGTCGTATTGAGCCATCAGGAGGAAAGCGGTGTTCATGGGCGGGCGCGGTTCGATTCTGCCTTTCTGGTTCGATAATCCAACCGCCCCGCCCCTTCAAGCCCTATCGCGCGGGAATCTGCGAGTTGTACAGGGGCTTCATCGTCCGGGCCCGGCGCATCTCGCGCCAGCGGCGGCGTTGCTCGGGCGTGAGCGCCCGCAGGAACGGGCGGTGACGGAACTCACTGTGCGTTTTTGGGGTGTTCACGATGCCTCCTTCGCTTTCTCGGCGGCGATTCGCGCGCGCAGCTCCAACTCCTCCTGAACGAGGTCGGCGCGCAGCGCGTTGATCGTCATCTCAGGGAACGAGCCGAGGTATTCGGCGATTTCCTCGACCCAAGACTGAAGCGCGCGCAGCTCGTCGCCGGTCGCGGTGTAGATGCCGCGCGCGACGTGTCGCTCCATGATGCCGGTGAGCGCTACCGCGCACTCCTCGGCGGGGCCGCGCAGGCGCTCGTCTTTGAACTGATCGCAGAAGCGCAGCGCGAGCGCGATGAAGTCGTGGAACTCGCAGAGCTGCGGATACCCGAACGTGCCGTCCTTCAGCGCGGCGATGCCGGCCAGGAGCTTGATCTTCTGCGTGACGATGCTGTCCTCGGTCGACGTCGGGAGCGCGTCGGACAGCATGAGCGCTTGATGCAAGCGCGGGAGCTTGCGCACGCGGCCCGGCTTCATCCGGGCCGCGGCGCGGCGTTGTGCGCGGTTCACTCGGCGGCCTCCATCGGCGCCTGATCGGCGGGCAGACCGCCGGCGGCGGGGCGCGCGCCGGACGCGACAACGGGCTCGGCGGCGCGCGCCTTGTTCACGATGTTCGCCATGCGCGACGGGCGGCGCTGATCCTGTTCGGCGCGCTGGTCGGTGACGGCCGGCGTCGCCGGCGCGGTCGGCGCGTCCTGCATGATCGTCGTGATGTCGGCGCCGCGCTGGTTGAAGCTCTCGAAGCCCATCGCCTCGTTGTCGTGCTCGATCACGCGGTCGAGGCGGTCAGAGGACGACGGCAGCAGCTTCGATCCGCGCTTGATGACAGACTTGATGGCGAACTGGTCGTACCACTTCGTCCATCCCGGTCCGTTCGCTGCCTTCGACGCGGCACGCACCTTCTCGATGTCTCGGCGCCACATGACCTCGCGATGCACTTCGCCGTTGGTCAGCTTCACGATCATGTATGCCGCCTTGACCTCGCCTGGATCATCATCGCCGCCGTATGGCTCGTGCTCGATCCTCGGATCGTCGCCGCGCGTGAAGCGGAAATGGTCCTTCTCGTAGACCGCCGCCGCGTCAACGTGCGCGATCTCGCCGGAGTTACGCACTACCTTCAGGATGCCGCGCACCATCGGGAGATATTGAACCATCGGCACCCACTCCTCGCGACCGGTCTGCCGGTCCTTGACCTTGGTGGAGTAGATGTTCAGAACCGCCTCGCGTCCGTCCGGGAACAGGCCGTCTTGCGCCGCGCGCATGCACGCGGTCATGAGCGACTGGCGGTTTGCATAAAGCAGATCGGGATTCATCTGCACGCTGGTGAGCACCGTGCGGATGAAGCGATCAACGTCAATGTCTTTCGGGAGCGCCTTTTCGATCTCCACGCGGATGCCGCGGTTCAGCTTCTCGCGGAATTCGATGTAGGGGGTCGGCTTGTGCTCGGCCGGCTGCTGCTCGTTGCTCATTTGCTCGTCCATTTCTCGCTCGGATGGTGATGCAGTGCGGCACCGTGCCGCACTGCTGGTTCAGGTCAGGCGGCGGCCTTCTTCTCCGTGATCCGCACGTCGCGGTACGGCGGAACGGTCGCCTCGATATGGGCCGCCGGGATTTTGCTGATCGTGATCGTCACGCGCTCGCCGGCCTCGCGGTCGTATGCCTTGATGATCTCCTTGCGCGTGCCGGCCGAGATGCTGAAGCCGGCCGCGCGCACGGTCTTTGCCGCCTCGATGATCGTCAGCAGCTCGGCCTTCGCCGCCTTCTTGCGCTCGCCGGCCGCCTTCTCGTCCGCGCCGGCCGCCTTGTACTCGCGGCAGAGCTCGAACACGCGCGGATTGTCGGTCAGGTCGATCGATCTGCCGTCGTTTTCGAGGTACAGCTTGCCGATCGTGTCCGCGTCCTTCGTGTAGTTCGGCTCCGGCGACACGCCGGCGTCGACGCGCGCCCAGAAGTTCGCGATGCGCTCGACGATCAGGCTACCGATCTCGCCGTCGCGCTCGCGGATCACGGGCTTCGGCGTGTTGCCGCCGACGAGCGGCGCGATCAGACTCCAGTTGAGGTCCGCGACCTCGAGCTGGTGTTGCACCTGGAATTCGATGTGCGGGGGCGCCTCGATCGCGTCGCCGTCCTCGATCCACGCGCGGCGGAACTGGAGGCCGTCGACGTTCTTCACTTCCATGATGCCGGGCCCGTGCTTTTCGAACATCGCGCGCGCCTCGTTGTCGGCGTGGCCGGGCACGAGGCCGACGATCTTGAAGTCGAACGACGAGCCCATGCGCAGCGACGGGATGCGCATGTAGACCTTGAACGGCTCGACAATCAGGCCGTAGTCCTCCGCGATGCCGGCGGCGATCGCGTTTTCGAGCCGCGTGCCCCACTTCATCCGCTCGTTTTCCTCGAACTCCTTCGAGAGGCGTCCGGTCTTGATCTGGTGCAGCTCGAACTCGGTGTAGTACGGCGACGCGTCGAACAGCGCGGCGGCCTCGGTCGACGTCAGGTCTTTGGCCCGCATCGCGAGCCATTCGCGCTCGCTTTTGAAGGTCAGAGTTTCGCGGATCATCTGCATGGTGTCTGTTCCTCGGTGTAGTGTCGTGCCGCACAGTGCAGTGCTGTCTCGTGCGGAGCAAAATGCCGCGGTAATCGCGGCACGATTGCATTGTAAGACCGAGTGTTTCGAAAACGCAACCACTTTTGTGGGCGCGGCGGTGCTCAAAACCGACAAATCAACAGGGGGCACGCCCAATCGAGCGGCGCGTTTTCGCGCGGGTACGGGCCCGACAGGTTGAACGTGCCCTCGCGGTATCCGCGCTTCGGCGTTGCGACGACGATCGGGCCGTCCTTGATCTTGCACATGCTGAACCGGCCGTAGGATTCGGGCGACACGGCGTCGCCCTGCTGGCCGAAGGCGACCCAGCCGTCCATCCATTCCAGCGGCGACTCGTTGGTGCGGAACTGGATTGCGACACTGCCGTCCGGCAGGTTCGGCGGGGCGTCCGCCCGCTCGATGAGTTCCTTCGGGTTTATGGTCAGCGTGCCGTCTTTTCCGACGAAACCGATCACGTCGACGCGCTTGCCGGACGTAGGCCGTACCTCGACACCGGCAGCCACCGCTATCTCGGCAAGCGGGCGTCCGAAGATCTGTGACAGCTTCGCCGCCTCGTCGAGCTGCATCTTGCGCTGGCCGCTCAGTGTCAAACTGAGCTGCGAGTGCTGCATGTCCATCTTTTGCGCGAGGCCGCGGAGGGACAGCTTTCGCCCCTCCATCAAGTCGAGGAAGTATTTCTTTTTCACTTTCGACATCCGCTCGTTTCCCTTTGGTCTGCATTCTGCAACATTCCATTGCTTTTGCAAACGGAGTTCCTTGACATTGTGGTTCGATAGTCGCACCATACGCCTAGACCAACCATGAAATCAGCCGGACACATGGACATCACGACCGAAAAGGACATCACGCCGGAAGCGGCGAAGCAGCTCCGCATCGCGTCAGGCATGACGCAGCGCGCATTCTGGACCAGCGTAGGGAGCAATCAGGCATCGGGGCACTGGTTCGAAGTCGGCAAGCGCAAGAGCATCCCGCGCCCGATCCGCACCTTGATCTTCCTGCGCTACGTGGCAAAAATCGACCTGGACGTCAGCACGCCGGAAGGCGCAAGCGCGATGGTCCGCGCGGGCCACGAGCTCTCGGCGAAGCTGGAAGCGGATCGCGCGAAGGCGGCAGCCGAGCAAGCGGCCCGCATCGCCCGCGAGGCGGCCAAGAAGGTGCGGAAGATCGCAGCGTGACGAACATGGAGGCGTGGCCGAGTGGTTTAAGGCAGCGGATTTGAAATCCGTCATACGTGCGAGCGTATCGTGAGTTCGAATCTCACCGCCTCCGCCAATTTTCACCCCCGTCGCGACCCCCGCGGCGGGGTTTTTTGATGCAGTACCACGTTCAAGGAGAGAGCATCATGGCAGGACCGAAACCGTTTAACGATACGCTGGTGCAACTGCGCTTCGGCGAGCTGCATGAGGAGCTGACCGACGCGATGAACGAGCTCGTCTCGACCGTCGACAAGACGCAGAAGGGCGGCAAGCTCGTGCTCACGCTGACGCTGAAGCCCGGCAAGGGCGGCCAGATCGAGCTGGTCGACGACCTGAAGGTGACGCTGCCGAAGCAGGAAAAGGGCTCGTCGATCATGTTCGCGACGCCCGAGGGCAACCTGCAACGCGAAGACCCGCGCCAGCGCTCGTTCGAAGGCATCCGCAGCGTGGATCAGGAAATCAAGGAACGCCGCGCCGCGCAGACCGAGCAGCCGCTCACGCCGCGCGCAGCCGCCGCAGGTGGTTGATCCCAGCAGTGCCGCAGCACCCGTAGTTCAGACCAACCCACTTTAAGACGACACCAACATGGAAAACCTGAATGCAGAAACGATCCTGAAGGCCGGCACGGCCCTCGCCGACATCAAGAACGTGGAAGGCGTGCCCGTCGCGATCGTGCCCGAGGGCTACGAGGTCCGCGAGCTGGAGCACCTGCTCGAACAGGAGCGCCCGCGCCGCCATCGCGGCAACCTGAAACTGCTCGATGCGGACAGCTTCATCCGCTACGTCGAGCCGCACGTGGCCGCCGGCGGCAACGTGAAGCTGCTGTACCGCATCGAGCCGGCGCCGGTGTTCAAGGCCGTGCTGAACGCGGCCACGCCCGAGCAGCCCGCGCACGAGGATCACACCGCCACGTATGACGCGCCGCTGTCCAAGGAATGGAAAACGTGGACGCAGAACGACGGCGAAGCGATGGGGCAGGAAAAGTTCGCTCTGTTCATCGAGCGCAACCTGCTCGACATTGCGGTGCCGACCGGCGCGGAAATGCTGGAGCTGGCGACGAGCTTCCAGGCGAAGAAGGGCGTCAACTTCGCGTCGGGCACGAAGCTCCAGAACGGTCAGACCCAGCTCGTCTACGAGGAGACGATTCAGGCCAAGGCCGGCGAAAAGGGGCAGCTCAATGTGCCGGACGAGATCACGCTGCGCCTGCCGGTGTTCGAAGGCTCGACGATCGCCGACGAGCTGACCGCGAAGTTCCGCTACCGCATCGACAGCGGTAAGCTGTTTATGTGGTACGAGCTGGTGCGCCCGCACAAGGTGCTCGAGATCGCGACGAACGACCTGTTGCAGAAGATCGAACAGGGCACGGGTCTGACCGGCCTCAAGGCCCACATCTAAGCAAAACCCGCGCGCGGCTCGGCCGCGCCTAAATCGGCCGCACGATCGGGCGGACGCCGGAACCCGTAACCGGCACCTTCATTGAAGCGGCGGCGTGGAAGGACACGCAGCATCGCATGGGGATAGTGCCCGCGCAGCACGAGTGCCCCTACAGCCGGTATCAATCCCGGCCCGCTTCCATGAGGGTGAATGCGCAGGCTGATGCGCGTCTAGCCGCCCAAGGCCATTCGTCACGAGATAGCGCCGCGCTGCGCGATTCGCCGTGGCAAGCCGGAGATCAGCACCGGCCACCCTCTACGTGGAAGGCTCCGGTACGCAAGCCGGCGAGCGGGTGCGAAGCCCGCATTGTGCGGCACCATCCTGCACGGTATGGTGCCGTTTCCGCACCACTGGTGCGATTTGCGGCCCGACCGCTTTTCAGAGTGCGCGGCGGGCTTAACCCATCAAGGAGCCCGACATGGCATCCGTCAACAAAGTCATCCTCGTCGGCAATCTCGGCGCCGACCCGGAAACCCGCTACCTCCCGAGCGGCGACGCAATCTCCAACATCCGCCTCGCGACGACCGATCGCTACAAGGACAAGGCGAGCGGCGAAATGAAGGAAGCGACCGAATGGCACCGCGTCGTGTTCTTCGGCCGCCTCGCCGAGGTCGTCGACGAGTACCTGCGCAAGGGCGCGCCGATCTACGTCGAGGGGCGCATCCGCACGCGGAAGTGGCAGGATAGCTCCGGCCAGGATCGCTACACCACCGAAATCGTCGCCGATCAGATGCAGATGCTCGGCGCCCGCCGCGATGACGGCGAGCGGCAGCAGCGCGCACCCCAGCAGCAACAGCAGCGCGGAGCCCAGCGCAACGGGTACGCCGACGCGACCGGCCGCGCACAGCCCGCGCAGCGGCCGCCCGCCGGCGGCGGCTTCGACGAAATGGACGACGACATCCCCTTCTGAGGTTCATCATGCCCGACGAAATCGACATCGCTAACGAACAGGCCGAGCGCATCCTGAACGCGCAGATCGCCGCAGCGCGCGCGAAGCCCGACATCCCGGAAAACCTCACCGAATGCCTGAACGGTTGCGGCGATCCGCCGGCGCCGGGCGCGCGCTACTGCTGTCCCGAGTGCGCGAAGGATCACGAGCAGCGCATGCTCGTTCGCCAGCGGCAGGTGGGAAGATGAGCGAGATCACCCCTACCTTTCAGGGCGAGATGCAACTTGCCGGCTGGTCGGAGACGCACAACGGCGGCTGCAAGGTGACGTTCTGGCTGCCGGACGCGACCGAGCTCGACGCGTTCCGCGCGCTGACCGTGCGCAAGGGCAATCAGGCCGGGCACCGATTCATGGCAGTCCTCGTCGAGATCGGCGACGACGAGCAGCCCGCGCAGCAATCGGCCGGGCCCGCGCCGGCGCCCGAGCCCGATCAGCCGAAGGGCGGCGCGCTCGCGCGGCTCGCCGGCATGTGGTGCAACGACCCGGACTTCTGGACGTGGCTCCGGTTGCAGAACATCCAGTGCGACAACGCCGAGCAGGCCGCGCTCGCCGTCCGCTCGACGTGCGGAATCGCGAGCCGCGCGGAGCTCGACAACGACGCGAACGCGGAGCGCCTGTTTCAAGAGCGCATCCGCGTCCCGTTCATGTACTGGCGCCGCAAGGAGGGTCTGTGAAACTGACGATCGTGCCTGTCTCGCTGGACGAGGCCAACGCCTTTGTCGCCGCTCACCACCGACATCACAAGCCAGTGGTCGGCCACAAATTCAGCATCGGTGTTGCTGACGGCGAGCGCGTGCGCGGCGTGGCGATCATTGGACGCCCGGTCGCGCGCATGCTCGACGATGGCTGGACACTGGAAGTCAATCGCTGCTGCACGGATGGGACTCGCAACGCGTGCTCGATGCTGTACGGCGCAGCGTGGCGCGCGGTACGCGCACTCGGCTATCGCCGACTCCTCACGTACACGCTGCCGTTCGAGGGTGGCGCGAGCCTGCGCGCGGCGGGCTGGCGCCTAATCGGCGAACGCGGCGGCGGCAACTGGAATACGCCGGCGCGGCCGCGCGTCGACACGGACGAACTGCTGCGCGGGCAGAAGTGCCTCTGGGAGGCGGCGTGAAGCGCACTGCCCTCCTCCGCAAAACGCCGCTCGCGCGCGGCACGTCGACGCTGAAGCGCACGCCGTTCGCGCGCAACGCGGCGCCGAAGCCGCGCCGCACCGGGCCGCCGAAGGTGCGCGACACGCGGCGCCCGCGCGTCGTTCCTTCTGCGCTCGGCCTCGAGCACATGGGGCGCGTCGCCGAGCTCGGCTGCATCGTGTGTCTGAACCTGCGGCTCGGCCGCTCGCCGGCCGAGTGTCACCACGCGCGCTGCTTTGCCGGCGGCGGCCAGAAGTCGACCGACTTCCACACGATTCCGCTCTGCCCCCTGCACCACCGCCTCGGCGGCTCCGGCGTCGCGCTGCACGCTGGCCGGCAGAGCTTCGCGCGCAACTTCGGCGACGAGCCGGCGCTGCTGCTGCAAACCCTTCGGATGCTCGGCTTCGACGTCGAGCTCGACCAGCTCGCGCGGCCCGACCTGGGAGCGCTGCTGTACCCCGATCGGGCGGCGGCATGAGCGCGCCATCCCTCGCCGCTCTGCTCGGCACCGTGAAGAAGAAGCGCAAGCCGCCGGTCGCGCACGCGCCCGTGCTGCCGTTCGAAGCCGGTTATTTCGAGGGCGGCGAGCCCGGTGCGCGCCGCGTCGTCGGTCAATGGCTACGCCTGCCGATCCGCACGAACAACGGCCTGAATGCCCGCGAGCATTGGGCGGCGCGCAGCCGTCGCGTGAAGAAGGAACGCGGCCTCGCCGGCACCGTCGTGCCGCGCTTCGCGCTACCCTGCACGGTCACGCTCGTGCGCATCAGCCCCGGCTTGCTGGACGACGACAACCTGCGCGGCGCGCTCAAGGGCGTGCGCGACGGCATCGCCGACAGGCTGGGCGTAGATGACCGCGATCCGCGCGTGACGTGGCTGTACGCGCAGGAGCGCGACAAGGGCTACGCCGTGCGCGTCGAGTTCCGGCCGCGCGCGCCTTGACTGGTTCGGGTTTCTAACCACCATTACAAAATCCAACCACAAACGATTCGCTTGTGGCAGAATTACCGCGAGCTGCGCGAGAGCGCAGCTTTTACCGAAGGCCCCGGAGAGCTCGCAACTCGCCGGGATCACACGCTAACGACAGTGCGGCGCCGAGAGGGGAGTGTCATCCGCAAGGAGCACGCCCCGGACTGTCGCGGGGTTGCGACCCCCTCTCTCGACGCCGCCGGGGACCATCATGTCTGATACCACGTCGCAGAATCGCATCATCCTCGACCACCTGAAGAAGGTCGGCCCGATCACTCCCCTCGAAGCACTGCGCCTGCACGGCATCATGCGGCTCGGCGCACGCGTGCACGAACTGCGCGAGGGCGGCCACAACATCATCACCGAAATCGTCAAGGTGCAGGGGCGCAAGGGCTCGAAGCCTGCCCGCGTCGCGCGCTATTCGCTGGTGAAGGCAGCGGCATGAGCGTCGAGGCAATGAGCTGGGCGCTCTCCCAGCAGATCGTATCGGACCCGACCGCGCGTCACGTTCTCCTCTGCCTTGCCAACTACGCCGACGTGAACGGCATGGCAGCATTCCCCTCGGTCGAGAGGCTGAAGAAAGTCACGGGCCTGTCTGAGCGCACCATCCGCTACAAGCTCGACGACCTGGAGCGCGCCGGCGCAATTCGCCGCGGCAACCAGGCCGTCCCGCGCGCGTACATCGGGCGCGACGACAAGTGCCCGGTTGCCTACGACATCTGCATCGAGCGGGGTGCAGATTGTGCACGGGGTGCAAATGGCGACACCACGGGGTGCAAATTGCAACAGGACGGGGTGCAAATCACGACGGAGCGGGGTGCACCTGCTGCACCCAATCCATCCTATAACCATCCTCCAACCACCCAAGAAAACTTTTCTCTCGTTCCTGATGATCCGCCGGCCGAGCCGGAGGCTGATCCTGTCGAGGTGATCTTCGAGCACTGGCGCACGACGATGGAATCTCCGCGCTCGCGGCTCGACGACAGGCGCACCAAGACGATCAATGCCGCGCTGAAGATCGGCTACTCGGTCGCCGAGCTCTGCAAGGCGATCAACGGCTGCAAGAAGTCGCCCTACCACATGGGCAAGAACGATCGGCAGACGAAGTACAACGGCCTCGACCTGATCCTGCGCAACGCGGAGTACATCGATCGTTTCATCCGGTTCGACGACGAGCCGCCCGCCGGCGCGGAGCCGCCGCGCGGCAACGGCCGACCGTCGATGAACAGCTTCGACCAGTCGCAGCCCGATGAGTACGACGACTTCTTCAACCATCGCCGGGGGTTCGATCGATGAAGGCCGCTGCTGAACTGCTGGAGGGGCGCATCAACCCTCAATCCTACGTGCGCGAGTCGACGTGCGAGAAGCACGGCGCGTACACCGAGCGCGGCGGCTCGCTCACGGGCGAGCTGCACAAGGCGATGTGGTTCGGCTGCCCGCAGTGCAACCGCGAGCGGCGCGAGCAGGAGGAGCTTGAGGAGCGCCAGCGCCAGGAACGCGTGCGGCAGGCGCGCATCGAGGCGCGGCTGAACCAGTCGGGCATCCCCCTCGCCTTCCGCGATCGCACGTTCGACAACTTCATCGCCGAGACGGACGAGCAGCGCTATGCGCTCGACGTGGCGCGCTCATTCGCGGAGAACTTCTGGACGAAGCACCTGCCGGCCGGCGACTTCCTCGTGTTCGGCGGCAATCCGGGCACGGGCAAGAGCCATCTCGCGCTCGCGATCATGCAGCACGTCATGCGGCACTCGACGGCCATGTACATCGACGCGATGGCGCTGATCCGCCGCGTGCGTGCGACGTGGCGCCGCGATTCCGAGCAGAGCGAGGAGGACGTGCTGCACATGCTCGGCTTCACCGTCGACCTGCTGGCGATCGACGAGATCGGCGTGCAGCGCGGCACCGACGATGAGCAGGCGATCGTGTTCGAGATCATCAATCGGCGCTACCGCGACCTGCGGCCGACGATCCTGATGACGAACCTCGACGGCAAGGGCATGAAGGAATTCCTCGGCGTGCGCACGATGGATCGCCTCTACGAGCGCGGCACGATGGTGCGGTTTCCGTGGGAGAGCCACCGCCGCAAATAAATTCCCTTGCAATTTTCGGAGCATGGTTAGATAATCGCACCATGTTTAGGAAATTATGAGAGGGGGCGTTATGCGTAAGGTCATCTGCGCCGCCGTGGCGGCGCTTGCGGCGACCGCCGCGCACGCTGACACCGGCGTGCTCATCTTCGGCAAGAGCCATCACTTCAACACGCGCGGCCGCGCCTACAACGAGCTGAACGTTGGCGGCGGCGTCGAGTGGTCGCCGGAGGGTTCGGGCTGGCTGGTCGGCGGCTTCGCGCTGAAGGACTCGTTGAGCCGGCTCGGCGCGGCGGCCTACGGCGGCTACCGCGTGCGCTGCGAGCTCGGCGGCGGCTTTCACGTCGAGGCGACCGTGCGCGCCGGCTTCCTGAAGGATGCCGACTACATCGGCCCGGCGGCCCTGCCCGCGATCGGCATCGGCTACCGGAACGTGACCGTCGAGGCGACGTACATCCCGGCGATCGGCGGCAACAAGGTGCCCGCCGCCGTGGTGTGGGCGCGCATCAACTTCTGAGGACGCCATGTACAACGACCTCTTGCGCGAAGCGCTCGAGCGCGACGGCTACCGCTACGGCCGCCGGCTCGTGCTGCTCGCGATCGCAATCGCCGTGCTCGGCGCGCTGATCGGCGCGGCCGCGTTCGGCAACCCGTAAGCAACACCGTTACCCGGCCGGCTGCCGGGCATTCATGCGCCGCAAGGCGCACAAGGAGAGAAGATGTCGAAGAACGAAAAACCGAAGATGATCGGCGCGATCCCGGTGCCGCCCGAAGCCGCGGCCGGCTTGCTCGATGCGATCGGACTCGGCCATCTCGTACCGGATCAGGGCGAGCAGGACGCGGCAGCGCGCTACGTGCCGGCGAGCGCCGAGCAGGCCCGCGTGCTGATCGACGCCGCGCACCAACCGCGGTTCCAGCTCGGAGACGTCGTGCGGCTGCGCCCGCACGCGCACGGCCGGTACAAATGGCCGACGAACGACGACGAGTGCATCGTGACGCAGGTGCTCGACGAGCCCCTGCGTCTCGGCACCGAAGGCACGCCGGGCATCGCCCGCCGGCTCGACTTCGCTATCGCGATCTTCGACTCGAAGGACGGCGACCTGCTGGAGTACCTGCACGACAGCCGCGAGTTCGAGAAGGTCGGTTCGATCAACAACTGATGCTGAACGCCCGGCCCTGCGCCGGGCATTTCGCGCCCGCATGGCGCTAAGGAGAGAGGAGTGAACGAAACCATCAACATCGCCGAGCTGGTGAAGCCGAAGTTCAAGCCGGGGCAAGACGTCTGGGTCGCGAGTCGCGAGTACAACAACCGGATCAGCCATATACGGCCCGTGCGCATCTCGTCGGTCGACTACATCGTGACGATCATGGTCGACAAGCACGGCGCGGAGCATCGCCAGACGACGCTCCGCTACATGACCATTCGGGGCGAGGAGCTGTCCGAGGGCAATCTGTTCACCAGCCTCGACGACATTCCCGCCCAAGATCGCGCGCCGCGCCTCGGGAGCTGACCATGCTCGCCGCCCTGTTCGCGCGCATCCGCGCGCTGCTGCGCCCCGAGCCGCGCCTGCGCTTCTTCTGGATCGGCGAGGAGACGGAAATCTTCGTCGCCCATAGCCTGGACGAGGCGCTGGAGGCGTTCGCCCAGCCCGAGGACATCGCGGATCGAGCCTACGGGCCCGTGAGCCGCTACCGCACGGTCTGCTACCGCGACGAGGAAACCGGCGAGACGCGGATCGAAACACTGGAGGAGATGGCGCGCGGGTGCGTCGTCCCGAACCTCCTGCTGTCCCAATACTGCTGACCAACAGCCCGGCCGCGCGCCGGGCGCACCGGAGATTCCAATGCTCTACGAGATCATCAACCCGAGCGACGCCTACACGATCGAGGCGCCGGACCTCGAAATCGCCACGGTCGCGTGCGTCGCGCTCGGCAATGGGCAGTATGCGTTCACGCCCATCACGAACGACCCGGACGAGCGCAAGCTCGAAGTTCCGCTGTTCCTGTTCGGCGACCACGACGAGTTTTGCAAGCAGCACTTCGACACCGACCTCGATGGCGTTGTGAGCCGCGTGCTCGATACGCGCCGCACGGAGCTCGCCGATTGCCTCGACTCTGCACTGATCGGATCGGCGGCTGACCGCCGCGAGTTCGACATGATGACGGCCGGAGACACTCCCGAGCAACGCACGGCGAAGCGCGACGCGCGGCACGAGCAGCGCCGCAGCAGCCTGAACGACATCGGTGGTCGCGCCTACGCCATCGCAACGAACCTACGCATCCCCGCGCCCACGCCGGCCGACGCGTAGCACCACACCCCACCGCACCGAAGGAGAGAGAAAGTGACGAAACACCAAGACCCGGCCGCCATCGCGGCGCAACCGGGAACCGAGATCGCGATGCTTCCGCCGGCCGAGCGCGCGCTGGTCGTGCTGAAGTCGACGGAAACGGAAAAGCAGCTCCGCGAGCTGGTCGCGCGCACGTCGCCGATCAGCGCGCCCGTCGACGCGGCGGGCCGCGAGGAGGTTCACCGCGCGGCGATGGACCACAAGAACGCGCGCGTCGCGATCGAGAAGACCGGCAAGGCAGCGCGCGAGGACGCGACCGCGTACAGCAAGGCCGTCATCAAGGAGGAACAGCGGCTCGTCGCAATCATCGCCGAGGAGGAAACCCGCCTGTTCGATCTGCGCGACACCTACGACGCGAAGGTGCGGCAGGAGAAGGAGGAAGCCGAGCGCAAGGAGCGCGAGCGCGTCGCGGCGATCCGCGAGAAGATCGAGCAGATTGCCGCCTTGCACCTGCAATCGGGCGACGACAGCGCCGCCGAGCTGGCTGCTACCATCGCCGACTTGCAGGCGTTCGAAGTGACGTTCGAGGACTTCGCAGAGTTCCAGGACGAAGCGAAGGCAGTCGTCAGCACGGCGCTCGCCGCGCTGATGGGCCTGCATGCACGCGCCGAAGCGCGCGAGGCGGCAGCCGCGGCGCAGCGGGAAGCCGAGGCAAAGCTGGCGGCCGAGCGCGCCGAGTTCGAGCGTCAGAAAGCCGAGTTGCAGCGTCAGCTCGACGAGCTCGCCGCAGCGAAGGCCGCGGCCGCGCCGGCAGTCGTCGCAGGACCGAACGAGCCCGCGCCGGAAGTGGTCGGCACGGTGAAGCCGGCATACGATCCGCTCGACCCCGGCAACTGGCGCGACGGCAACCCGCCGCCCGAGTTGCCGAACGGCCAGCGCTACAGCGAGACGACTTTCCGCGACGACGGCGAGCCGATCCTGCTGAACGCGGACGGCACGCGCAGCGTGTTCTGCGACGTCGACGAGGAGCCGACGAGCCTCGCCGCGCTCGATCAGCCGCGCCAGCAAGCTCTGAACGAGCAGACCCGCGCCACTGCTGAAGCGCTGGCCGACGAGCCCATGAGCGAGGACGAGCGCGCGCGGCACATCGCAGGGCACGCCGAGACGGTCAGATTCGACCTCAGCTTCGATGTGGCGGCCGGCCCGGACGTCACGGTCGAGATGGTGTCGATCCCGCGCGACGAGTACGAGCGCCTGCTGACGCGCTCGCGCTGGCTCGAATGCCTGGAGGCGGCCGGCGTGGACAATTGGGACGGCATTGACGAGGCGCTGCGCATCAACCGCGAGCGCGTACCGGCCTGATCGGCGGCGCTCAAAACGAAACGGCCGGGCATCACACCCGGCCGTTTTTCAATGTGTGCGCACGAAATTCGTACAGAGCGGGCCCGACGCACTGCACGCTGACGCGTGCTCCGTGGTCGCATCGGCTGCCGTGATGACGCGCCAGAGCTCCCACGGGCTCGGCACCGCGAACGCGATCGCGATCAGCGCCGCGTAGAGCATGCGGCGCGCGGCAGGAGATCGCAGTCGGTCGCGCCACGTGGCGCTCGGCTGCGGCGCGCTGTCACAGATCCACACGCACTTATGCGTCTCGTTGCCGACGTCGTAGGCGCACCCCGCGAGGGTTGCATTGGGCGGAACCGAGATTCCCGCGCGCGCGAGGCCCAGCGTCACGAGATCGCGCACGCGCGCGTCATCCAGATCGAGAGGCCGCACCGGAACCCGGACGGTAGAAGGCACACGCTCAACGAGCTTCAGTCGGTCAACCCCGTTTCTCAGCCGCTCAACAACAAAATGCACAACCTCCCCGTCGCCCGCGGCCTGACGCAGGGAGCCCAATGATGATGAAAGCACGTCGCCCATGACCTTCTATACCTCTGCCCGTTCTTTTGTTGTATTTACAAGACCATGATACGATTTTCGAACCACGGCGCAGGCGTGTGATGGCCTCGGCCATCCCAAAGTTCCTGCGGCGGATTTTGCCCTGCCGCACGCCGAATTCAAGACTCAATCTAGGAAAATTTGGCATGTCCACCGACCAAAAAGACACGTCACAAAGTCGTAGTAAAGGCGGCCGCCTCACCCCCAAGCAGCAGGCGTTCGTCGACGAATACCTGTGTGACCTTAATGCCACGAAGGCGGCGATCCGCGCAGGCTACAGCGCCAAGACGGCGCAAGAGATTTCGTCGCGCTTGCTGACCAGTCCTGCCTACGCTCACGTTCAGGAGGCTATCGAGGCGGCCAAGATCGCGCGCAGCGAGCGGACGAAGATCACCCAGGACGAGGTGCTGCGGCATTGGTCTGAGCTCGCCACGGCCGACGTTCGCGAGCTGGTCGAGTTCCGCCGCTTTGCATGCCGCTACTGCTGGGGCATCGGCCACGCGTATCAGTGGCGCACCGAGCGTGAGTACGAAGAAGCGGTGCAGGTCGCCGTCCTGAAGGAGATGCCGCCGCCCGGAAAGGAAGGCGGATTCGGCTACACCCGGAAGCTCGCGCCGAACCCGGACTGCCCTGAGTGCGACGGCGACGGCGACGGCCAGATGCTGATGAAGGACACGCGCAATCTCAGCGAGGGGGCCGCGCTACTGTACGCGGGCACGCAGATCGGCAAGGAAGGGCTGAAGGCACTCACCGAAGATCGCGCAGCGGCACGCGTCAACCTCGCGAAACATCTCGGCATGCTCGACCCGAAGCTGACGCTCAAGGGCGACAAGGAGAACCCGCTGGCGCTGCTGCTGATGGAGATGCAGGGATCGGCGCTGAAGCCGACCGCGAACCCCGCCGACGACGACGAATAAAATTACTTTGTAATTTCCTTGGGATGGTTCTATAATCGAACCATGCGTTAAGATAACGCGACCACCAAGGAGAGATCATGCAACTCGGCACCCAAACCAACAGCCTCGTCAACCACCTGCACGCCCGCGCCGTGATCGGCCAGCCCGAGCCCGTCGTCGGCATGGGCGTCACGCTGCTCGGCTGGACCGACCGCTACGCCGGCACGATCGTCGAGGTCGAGCCGATCGCCAAGGGCAGCGTGCTCGTCCACGTCATGCGGGACGAGTCGAAGGTCATCGCCGGTTCGGCGCACGACGGCAGCGCGGAATACGAATTCACGCCGGCCACGAGCGGCGCGCGCTACACGTTCCGCCGCAACGACGACGGCACCTGGAGCGAGGTCTATCGCAAGGTGCTGGAGTGGGACGACGAGGGCAACCCCTCGAAGGTGTCGCCGCGCTGGTCGAAGATGACGGGCGGCGGCAAGGGCCTGCGCATCGGCGAGCGCGAAGAATACCGCGATCCGTCGTTCTGACCAGCGCGCGAGGCCGCCATGACCTACGACTTCTACATCGGCTGGAAGGACTGGCACGCCGGCATCGCCTTCGCGCATCGCGAATCTGATGCGTGGAAGGCCGGTTGGCTCGCTGCGCGTGACGGCAAGCCGTGCGGCGAACCCTGCTAACAACGTCGCCCGCTACGGCGGGCACCCCCGAGGAGAGAGGAAATGCTGACCATTGAGCTCGAGGATCGCGGGCAAGACTTCACCGAATGGAAGTGCGACGAGCACGGCACCGTAGTCGAGTGCGGCCCGTTTCAGGGCTGGCTCTGGGAAGGCGTGCGCGTGATCGGCGCGGCCGACCTGCGCCGCGGCGATGTCGTCGACTTCATCGACAAGGACGGTCGCGTGCGCACGCTGAACTACCGCGTCGCGCGGGTGACGCACTGACCAACCTCGCCCGGCTGCCCGCCGGGCAACAATTTCATCAACACGCGCACCGCGCGAAACAAGGAAAGGAATGGGAACTGACATCCACGGCGTGTTCCAGCGCCACGACGCAGGCAAATTCGTCGACGTGCCGAGCGAATACGACTTCAACCGGCACTACCAACTGTTCGCCGTGCTGGCCGACGTGCGCAACGGCACCGGCTTCGCCGGCGTCCAGACGGGCGAGGTCGTGAAGCCGATCGCCGAGCCGCGCGGGCTGCCCGACGACTTCAAGGCCGACGATGACGTGCACCCGATCGCGAGCATCGAGCTGATGGCGCCCTGGAAGCGCCGCTACCACGAGGAAGGCGAACCGCTCGAAGTCTGGATGGGCGACCACTCGCATAGCTGGCTCACGTCCGACGAGATGCTGTCGTGGTTCGAGAACGCGCCGAGCGTCGTTCAGCGCGGCGTCGTCAGCCGGGAGCAATACGACGCGTGGGACAAGCAATCCCGGCCGGCGTCCTACTGCGGAGGCATCGCTGGCTTCGGCGTCCTCGTGATCGACGAATGCGAGGTCGGCAAGACTGACGAGGCATGGACGCACGTGAACGTCACGTGGGAATCGCCGCTGAAGGAGGAGCTGGCCTACTTCTTCAATGAAGTGAAGCGCCTGCACGACCTGCACGGCGGCGTCCGGTTCGTGTTCGGCTTCGATAGCTGATCGACAGGGCCCGCTTCGGCGGGCTCACCCACCGCAAGGAGAAAGGAGATGGAACTGAACGACGCCTTCAAGGGCGACAACGCTGCGCTGATCCGCAGCATCAAGGCGCTGTTGGAGCTGGACGCGAGCGGCGTGCTCCAGCCGCACGGCATCGGCGGCCACGCGCGGACCCTTCTGGAGGCGGCCGCAGTTCGGCTTACAGCCGACGCGGCGCTCGCGCCGCAGGACGGCCTGCGCATCGCGCGGAGCTACAAGTCCGGCGATGGCTGGCAGGACTACGACGTCCGCCACGTGAGCGGCGGCACGACGACGCACTTCTGCGCGATCCGAGTCGTGCGGCGCATACGCGGCAAAGACGAGGACGAGCCCGCGTTCGCACTGATCGAGCGCCGCCTGCTCGCCGGCAACCCGGTGGAGGTCTGACCGTGAACATCGAGATCACCGAGGCAATGCACCGCGAGATCGTCAAGCAGGTATCGGCGAACCTGCTGGATCAGGTGCGGAAGCAGATCAACCCGCAGCGGCTCGCGGACGAGATTCGCGTGCAGGTCCGCGCGGAACTGGTCAGCAAGATCGCGGGCGACGTCCACCGCAAGCTGAACCAGACCGATTTCGTCGAGGAAGCCCTGCGCGACGCCGAGCAGCGCATCAACGCCCGCATCGAGAAGGCGATCGCGGCCGGCGTCACGCTGCGCATCGCGCTCACCGACAGGGAGGCGTGATGGACACGACCAAGACCGGCGGCCCGGCGTTCCCGATCGCAGACCCGTTCGCGTTGCGCCCGCGCGACGAGAAGGAGCTGGAGCGCATCGCGTCCGGCATGTCGCTCCGCGACTGGTTCGCGGCCACCGTCGACATCCCGTGGAGCGCCGTGCTCGCTACGCTGGAGCGCAAGGGAGAGAAGGACGTCACGGCGGGGCGTCTGGCCGAGTACCGCGCGCATCTCCGGTATCTCGAAGCCGACGCCATGCTCCGCGCGAGGGAGGCGTGATGCTGCACGTCGACCACTCCCTGACGCTTCGCGGCAACATGACGCCGACGCGGAGCGCATGCGACTGGAACAGCGAGTTCGATCGCGACGCCGGCTACTGCATCGACGCGCCGAGGTTCCTGCCCGCGGGCTCGACGATGCGCTTCGATCCGGAGGGGTTCGAGCCCTTCGCTGCGACCAGCATCGCGCATCGTCGCTGATTGCATTGTTATTGAAAGTTATCCACAGCCCCGGACAAAGGCCGAAGTTATCCACAAGGAGAAGGCAATGAGCATCATGAATCGAGTGGGCGCAGTTCTGTCGCGCACCGTCAGCGCGTTGGTGTCGCCCGCTGATCGCGCGGCCGGCTTCAAGGCGCCGCGCATCCGCGCGCACGGCTACACGGTCGCGCACGGCAAGCGCGCCGCGGCGAAGGCCCGCAACGTGAAGCGCCACAAGGCGGCGATGCGGCGGCCAGCATGAGCCGCGTCATCGAGCCGTCCGACGACTGGCGCACGCGCGGCCTGGACGAATGGCTGGGCGAGGTTCGCCCGCTGACGCCCGAGGAGCTGCGCCAGCAGGAAGAAGCGCGGGAGGACCGCGCAGACTGACCACATGCCCGCCGCGCGCGGGCGCAGGAGATCGCCGTGAAGTCCGAGTTCAAGCTGCTGCACGTCATCATTCCGCTGCTGACCGCGTACCTCGAATACACCTGCGTGAACCCGTGGGAGCGGCCCGAGCGGCGGGTCTGGGTCTACCGGCGCACGGTCGACCACGCGGCGATCACCCTGCTTTGACCAACCTGCCCGCCTCGCGCGGGCTTTTTCATGCGCCAAGGATCTGTGCAGCGAGCCGCGCGACGCGCAGATACTCGACGACGTAGCCGGGCACGGGCCCGCGGCCGTTCGTCCACCGGCTCACGGTGTCAGGATCGACGTCGAGACGTTCGGCAAGGCGTTTCTGGGTCCAACGCAGCTCGGCGAGCGCCGCGCGCAGTTCATTCGCAGTCATAGCAATCCGTAAAATGTCGGCCACGCCACCGAGCGGAGCCTGTACAATGCGGATTGTACCAACCCCAAGGAGAAAGGAGTGAAAACCTTTTTTGCAATGATCGGCGCGGCGCATGCGATCCTGATGCTGCTCGCCATGCTCGGCGCGATCGACGTGCGGCTCTGCGTCGGCGCGGTCGGCACCTGCAACCCGGTCGACGCCAAGCCGGCGGCGCACACGTCCGCGAAGGTGACGGTATGAATGAGCGCTATTGCACCGGCTGCCGCCACTATCAAGAAATGCCGCCTCTTCCGGTCATCGTGCGCGTGCTCGCGTTCCAGCCAAAGATCACCCGATTGTGCGGCGCGCCGCAGAACCGAAACCCCGTAACCGGTGATGTGGACATGGTTTGCGGGTGGGCGCGTCGCGATCGGTCTAACCCGTGCGGTCCGGAAGGCTATCTGTGGGAGGAAAAGTGAAGACATCCGAACTGGAAGGCGTGCAGCTCGACTACTGGACCGCGCGGGCCGATGGCCGCGAGGCGAAGATCATGCAGCCGGGCGAACGGCTCGGCCGCATGCGCGCGGCGATGACCGAGCCGACATGCGTGGTACTGGCGCCCGACTACACGGGCCTTTGGAAACCGTTCCGCGTCGATTGGGACAGCGCGGGCCCTATCATCGATCGCGAGCAAGGGTCTATTGAGCGGTACAGGCGGATGATGGGCCCCGATCCATGCGGGGAGCCGTATTACTGCGCCGACATGGGGACGGAGAACCGCTGGCGCGCATACGGCCCAACTCACCTGATCGCAGCTATGCGCGCGTTCGTCGGCTCGCGCTTCGGCCACGAAGTGCCTGACGAGGTGACAGCATGAAAGTGAGAGAACTGGAGGGCGCAGAGCTCGACTATTGGGTCGCGCGCGCCCAAGGCGTGCCGTCGTCCGAAGTGGAGATCGATCGCGGAGGCATCTGCCGTGTGTACCTGCCGGACGAGGCGCGGATCGATCTCCTAGGCATCGTCGGCGAGTTCTTCCCCGGCGAGTGGGACTACTACCAGCCTGGAGTATGGTGGCACAACGGCGGCCCGATCATCGAGCGCGAGAAGATCGCCATCGAGCCGGGCGGCGATGGATGGCAAGCGGCGATAGGCTTGATCTGCGATCCCCGCAATCCGCGATTCAACGGCCCGACGCCGCTCGTCGCCGCGATGCGCGCGTTCGTCGCCATCACGTTCGGCGAGGAGGTGCCGGCATGAAGCTGATCCGCAAGGCTATCGACGCCATGCAAGCACGCGCGGACGAGGCGCGGGCCCGCACACGCGCCCGCGATCTTGCGCGCAAACCGCACGTCGTGTGCCTCGGCCGCGCCGGCTACTCGGAGTTCTGGGTGTGCATTGGACCTGATCGCGAGTACGCGGTCGGCTTGTCGAAGGAGGCCGCGTTCGCGTCGTGGAAGGGTGGCAACGCGCTGCCTCTCATCCGAAGCCCGTACATACGTGAGGCGCTGGCGCGCAGGCGCGTGCGGAGGTTCCAGCCATGACCGCCAAGCTCGTGCAGTTCCCGATCGTGTCGCGGCAGGACGTGCCCGGCACGCTGCGCGCGATCGCCGACGAGATCGAGCGCGGCGACTACGACGCGCAGTGGGCGATCGAGATGGTGTGCATCGTGCGCAACACGCAGAGCGGCGCCCGCATGGTCTGGGGCTCCAACCTCGACCGCGCGCAGGTGTATCGGTTGCTGGGGCTGGGCCAGCACTGGATGAACGAGGAGGAATCGTGACCGTCTACGTTGACGATATGTACGCGACCGAGCTCGGCCGGTTCCGCCGCATGAAGATGTCGCACATGATCGCGGACACCACCGAGGAGCTGATCGCGATGGCGCGCACGATCGGCGTCAGCACGCGCTGGATTCAGTATCGAGGCGAGTCCAACGAGCACTTTGACATCGCGAAGGGCAAGCGCGAGCTGGCGATCGCCGCCGGCGCGGTGCCGATCACGCTGCGCCAGTGCTCGGCGATGATCTTCCGCCGGCGCATGACGGGCGAGCTCGGCAAGCCGGAGGACGCCGTGGCATGGCGCCACGACTACTCGACCAGAATCAACGAGCTCACGAGAGCGGCGACCGGTCTGGAAACCTAACCAGTGGTGCGGTACAGTGCGACACAACACCGTATCGCACTGCTACCGATGACCACCGCATCAACCACGCATAGCCCTATGAGCTCCGCCGTCCCACGGGATGAGGCGGAGCTTGTCGCATGCCTGAGCGACCCGCAGTGGCGTATCCGCAACCTGTACACCATCAAGAACAAGCAGAAGCAGCTCGTGCCGTTCCGGCCGAACGAGGCGCAGGAGAAGTTCCTGCGCGAGATGTGGTACAGGAACTGTATCCCGAAGGCGCGCCAGCGCGGATTCTCTACCCTCATCCAGCTCATGGGGCTGGACACTGCGCTGTTCCTTCCAGGCTCGGACGTGGGCGTCATCGCCCAAGACATTCCGACTGCTCAGGACATTTTCGAGTCGAAGATCAAGATCGCCTACGACCACCTGCCGGAAGTCTTGAAGCAGATGATCCCGGTCGTCAGCAAGACGACCACGAGCATCAAGTTCGCGAATGGATCAGGCGTGCGCGTCGGCACGTCGATGCGCGGCGGCACGCCAAACTTCGTCCACGTCTCCGAGTTCGGGAAGATCAGCGCGAAGTACCCTGACAAGGCTCGCGAAGTTTTAACCGGCACGCTTCCGGGCGTACCGATCGATGGGATGGTGTTCATCGAGTCGACGGCAGAAGGCCGCGACGGTGCATTCTACGAGATGGCGCAGGAGGCGAAGGCGGCGCACGATGCCGGACGGAAGCTGACGCCGCTCGACTTCAAGCTCCACTTCGCGAGCTGGTGGGACGCAGACGAGTACGAGCTCGACCCGCGCGACGTCATCATCACCGAGAAGGATGACGAGTATTTCGAGCGCGTAGAGGCGCTGATCGGCCGACCGCTCTCGCGACGCAAGCGCGCTTGGTACGTCACGACGCGGCGCCAGCTATTCGCCGGCGACCAGCAGATGATGTTCCAGGAGTACCCATCAACCTTCGACGAGGCATTCAGCGTCAGCATGGAAGGCACCTACTACGCCCAGCAACTCGCGCAAGCGCGCAAGGAAGGCCGCATCCTGCCGCGCATCCCGATCATGCCGGGTGTGCCGTGCTTCACGTTCTGGGACATCGGCAACACGGACGGCACGGCGATCTGGGTCATGCAGAAGATCGGGAACGAGTGGCGCTGCATCCGCTTCTACGAGGCATGGGGCGAGCCGTACAGCCATGCAGTGCGCTGGCTCCAATCCCTCGGCCTCGTGTGGGACACGATGTTCCTGCCGCACGACGCCGACCACGTGCGTCAGGGAGGCACGGCAAACAAGAGCCCGCGTCAGATGCTCGAGGAGCTGATGCCGGGCGTGCGGTTCGAGGTCGTGCCGCGCATCCCGGAGATCAATTGGGGCATCCAGCAGACGCGCGACGTATTCCCGCTGCTCTGGTTCGACGAGACGGAGACGAAGCCGGGTATCATCCACGTCGAGAACTACCGCAGGAAGTGGAACGAGCGGCAGGCGTGCTGGGGCAGCGAGCCGGACAAGACCGGCGGCCACTCCGAAGCAGCCGACGCGCTGCGCCAGTTCGCGCAGGCGTACACCGCGGGCCTCATCAACGTGCGCAAGCCCGCGAAGAAACGCCCGCAAGGTAGCTGGCGCGTCACCTGACCAACCGAAGGAGAGAGCAATGGATCAACGTGCAGTGAAATACCCCGCCCGATCGATCGACATCCGGATCACCATCCCCGAATGCGGCGATTACCTGCTGTCCGCGCAGGTCGAGCGCGCGCTTCAGGTGCTGGTTGAGCATGTCTCGTATGATGCTGCTGAATCTGGTCGCGTCGAAATCACGCAGCAGCAGTGGGAGCCGGCCATCATCATCGAATGGCAGGCAGCGGCCACCATCGATCCGCCTGAAGATGAACCCGAGCCTGAGACTGAGCCTGTCTACCGCCGCGCGGACGGCACGCGGGTCAAGGAATACAACAACGACGGCACGCACGACCTCGAATATTTTTTCGAGCGCCGCGCCTTTATGAGCAAACAGGAAATGCTCGACGGCCTGACCGATGCCGAGCGCGCCGCACTGGAGGAATGACCATGATCGAAGCAGCCCGCCCCGCCATCGACCTGACGCGCTACGCGTTCGTGCGTGAGCTCGGCGACATCCGCCTCTATGGCACCTGGTTCTACGACGCGGAGCTGGACGACGACCAGCCGTGTCTGGTACTGGTGCCGGCATATCGGTCGCACGGTGTCGTGCCGTGCTGTGTAGCACTGTCGGCCGCTTTCCGATACACTGATCCGCGCCATCTGGCGGCGGTTTCGCTGCAATTCGCGAAGGACTTGGGGTTCGACGGCAACATCATGAGCGCGGCACACAAGATCGGCGGCATCATCCACGACCACCTGCTCGACCTCATCACGATGCCTGAGAACCCGACCGAGGCAGTCGTCGGCGCGACGGCGAACGTGGACTTCGGCGACGGGCGCAAGCGCACGGTCGAGATTCTGGACCATGTACCCATCGAGCAAGCCTGACATCGCCAAGCGCGCCGAGTGCGCCGCCGCCGTGGTGATCCTCGTGATCGTCGCGGCGGTCTTTCTCGTCCGCTGGACGGCATTCACGGCCCTTTACGCACTGCGCGACGCGCGCGATCGGAGTGATCCTTGTTCGACCTGAACGATGAAGATAGCACGCAGCTCGTGCCGGCGCGCACCGACGAGCGCGACCTGAGCCCCGGCGAGGAACAGCCGGACCAGCCGGCCGACCCGCTCGACAGCGAGAAAGCAGTCGAACTGCACTCGCGTCTCCTCTCCTACTACCGGCAAGAGCTTTCCCGACAGGAACCTAATCGGGCCGAAATGGCAACCGATGAGGACTACTATGACAATATCCAGTGGACGCTCGAGGAAATCGAGGAGCTGAAGGAGCGCGGACAGGCGCCGACCGTCTACAACGTCATCGCGCAGAGCGTGAACTGGATCATCGGCAGCGAGAAGCGCGGCCGCTCCGACTTCAAGGTGCTGCCGCGTCGGAAGGAAGGCAGCAAGGCTGCCGAGCGCAAGACCGCGTTGCTCAAGTATCTGTCGGACGTGAACCATCTGCCCTTCGAGCGCTCGCTGGCGTTCGAGGAAGCAACGAAGGCCGGCATCGGCTGGCTCGAAACGCAGGTGCAGGACGAGAACGACGGCGAGCCGATCTACGCGGGCTCCGAGAGCTGGCGCAACATCCTCTGGGACAGCACCTACCGGCGGCTCGACATGGACGACTGCCGCTACATCTTCCGCGTGAAATGGGTCGACCTCGACGTCGCAGTCTCCATCTTCCCGAACCGCAAGGCGCAGCTCGAAGCGGCAGCCGTCGACAACTTCGAATCGTGGGGCACCGACGACATCGACGGCGACGACGCGATGGATTCGGCCGAGGTCGAGCGCTCGATGAACAACGTGGCGGCCGGCGCCGTCACCTACGCGCGCAAGCGCGTGCGCATGATCGAGGCGTGGTTCCGCATGCCCGTGCGCGTGCAACGCCTGCGCGGCGCGCGCTCCGACTTCCGCGGCGAAATCTACGACCCGAACGACGAGCGGCATCAGGCCGAGGTCGCATCGGGCCGCGCCGTGCTCGCCGTGTCGCCGATGATGCGCATGCACTGCGCCATCATGACCACGCGCGACCTGATCTGGGCGGGCCCGAGCCCCTACCGGCACAACCGCTACCCGTTCACCCCGATCTGGGGCTTCCGCCGCGCGCGCGACGGCATGCCCTACGGCGTGATCCGCTTCATGCGCGGCATGCAG